AATAATAATAATAATAATAATAATAATAATAATAATAATAATAATAATAATAATAATAATAATAATAATGTCATACACTAATGTCATACACTTTTTTACACATATATTCAAAAAATGTATGACAGACATACACATACGTCATACATTATTCTCCAAATTCTCCGCAGAAATGTATGACACACTTGTATGACACTTTTCATTTAAATAAAATATCACCCATTTTAAAAATTCATTAGGATCATAACCCCACCCTCTAGCAGTTCTATGAACACTCATTTGAATTTTTTCATTTTTAATTCTCTCAAGACTATTCTCTTTATGAGTATCATACACTTCATCAGCATACTCTTTAGCAGCATCTTGAATTAATTCCTGCAATTCATCAGGATTTAAGGATTGTGGAGATTTAAATCTTAAACGATTATTAACAGCTTTTAGATGTCCTTTCTTTTCATGAAGCTGTTTTTTTAAATCTTCAATATCCACTTCCAATTCTCCTTTTTCCCATTTAAGCCTCTGAATTTCAGAAGCCATATAATCTGCTCCAAATGCTAAAATTTCCCCATAAGAGTACGGTATTTCTTTTAGTAATCTATAAGTTTTCCCAGTGACTCTTGCAGATACTCTATACTCCTTTGGAAAATGACATCTACTACCCATTATAAATCACCTCAAAATCTTTTTACATTCTCTTATATGTTTACACTCATGTTTACGGTAGTGAAAGTCTTCACAGCTACACCACCAACCATCCACATCATCATAATTCACAGTATTACTACCAGTACTGCCTGATGCTTTAAATTGTGCGAAAACTAACCTCACACAAACAGGATTATTGGAGGTTATGTTTTAGCCTCCTTCTCCTGTTTTTTAAACCATTCAAAAACTATTTTAGATTCATCTTTAGTTAAATCACCAGATTTCACCATCTTCATACGATTCTGATTAACCATTAAAGGAGTAATCTCAATTGTTTTATCCTTACTATGAATATACCCCATAACCTTTTGCACTGGATCACTATCAGAAACTTCTTTTTTAGATGTATTAGTTTCCTTTTTTACACCCGCATTATTAGTGTTTGAATCTACAATATCCTTCTCCATAATAAGAAACATGTTCATCAACAGATATCTCTTTAAATAAGTGATGTATGCCCCAGTAGACTGAATTTTATTAGTACCCCTGTTAATTGCTTCAAGTTCAGGGAACGGTACCCTGATACTAACCTCACCTTTCTCAGGATTCCAATCTTTTAACTTTAACACACCATGCTCAGTAAAACTAAACATGATGGTTGTTTCATATTTAATAGTTAAAGGTATGATTTTTTGAAGAAGATCCTCCAACTCAAAATAATCATACTTCTGAAACTTATTCTCCCCACTCTTACTAAATGAAGTATTCATTACTTCTTCCTGTATCCTAGCTAATTTTTCATAAATACTCATACTACATATATTATGACTTAAATCCTGAACTTCACCCATTTATAATACCCCCATCATCTAAATCATGGTATTCATCATCAATACTGTAATACTCATCATCCTGTAACTCACCAATAATCTCCAACACTTTAGATTCCTCAATATTCTCCAAAGATGCTTGAGAGTGTGGAATGAAACCTTTTGACACCCAGTAATCATGATAATGTATTTCCCCCCCACACAATTCCTGTAAAGTATTCATAATATCACGTGTTTTCTCATAAGTACTGTCATGAAAAACAATTACAGATAAGAAAATACCATGTAAGTTTCCATGAGCAGAAATACGTCCACCCATTTTTTCAACAATTTCCAATGCCTGATTGTAAAACCTGTTTTGCTGATCATAAGTAATCATACTAAACACCCATTAGTGTAGGGATCCATCTGTCCCACAATACAGAATGCAAAAATGAATAATAAAATTATTAAAATTATTCCTTTTGCAAAGATTATTTCAACTTCATATTTTTCTCTCCAGGACACTTTTTTATGAAGTCGAACTGGAGTAGGAGTTTTATGGAAGAGACTCATAATCGAGCCTCCAACACTTTATACTTAACTTCTTTTTTCATACCCGGAGTATTAAGGAAATTTTTCAATTCCCTTAATCTAGTTTGTTCTTCAACATACTCTGCATACTCAGCATATAATGTTTCGAACAATTCTCTTTGTTCAGGATATTCCTGTGCTAGAAAAACGAACAGTTCATCTATTTCACAGTAATCCTTGTAAGGTGACTGGTTGATCCTGTATAAGGCATTACCAATTTTGTTTTCATTTTTCCAAAATTCAGGAGTGAACATTCATTTACCCCCGTAAGCTAGTTCACCTGCACGAACAAACTCCAACATTTGCTCATCAGACAATTCATAGATTTGAAATTGCTTATATTCATCAGCCAACCTATGATCTATTTCTTCCTGGGTTTCATAATCTTCAGACAATAATATCTGTTCAAGATAATCAAACTCGACCTCATCTTCAGGTGGAGTAATCGTATACATTGAGTTGTTGTATTTGCAACTCATACGCCCACACTCCTGAATTTTTGGAGTTCTTCTTCATAGACTCTGTTTTGAGCCTGAAGTTTTTTCGCTTTTAAAAATACATGTTCAATTTCTTCTTTGGAAGTTAACCTTCCAAAAACTTCAATCTTATCCATTTTTATCATTTGTTATGAATTTTTTCAAGTTTTGTTTCAGAACTGCCATTCTGAATTTCAACTTGTTATTTACTACTTTGTTTTTAAAGTATATAAAGTTTTGTATATAGAAATATATGGCTCTTTCAAAAACTTGTGTGATTTTTTTCTTTTTCATTGTTTAAATTCCAATAATTTAGTTTTAGCATGAATCTGGCTAGAAGTCCTTGTTCTATTTTCATTGTTCTTTTTATGTGTTTTGGGAATACTTTTTGGAAGATATTTTCGATTTTATTGTTTGTTGATGGGATGTTCGTGTTTTCCAGGTGTGTCGTTAATTTTTTGAAGTAAGGAATGATGAATTTCCAAAGAATTTTGTTTGTGAACTTGTTTTTTGTATATTTTTTGTTTATTAATTCGTTTCTAAGTTCTTTAGCAGTATTTAAGTCTTTTGCATCCAATATTTTATAAATGTCCTGTTTTAAACAATTTAATATGTCTTTTTCGTCTTCAGATAATGGATTTTTGTCAAAGTAATCTTTAAATCTTTTGTTTACTGCTTGTTTCACGTGAAATTTGCAGAAATTGTGTTTTACTTTTAATTTATCGATGGCTTCACGATATTCGTGTTTTAAGTCTGTGCCTATTGATATTTTTTTCTGATTTCTTAGAGATTCGTTTAAAAATTGATAAATGGTCTTAGAATCTTCTGATTCGACCAATTTGACGGAAACGAGAGTATTCAATTTAACGTCGAATAAGGCTAAAATATAATTCCATTCACCATTAATTTTAACCCAAAGACTATCAAATAAGTAATATCCAGAATAAGTCCAATTATCATAGTTAAATTGATAATTAGAGTTCAATAAGATGTTTTCAATGCTTTGATGTGAGATTTCGATGTTATGTTGTTGTTTTAAATCAAATCGTATTTTATGGAGCCCTGCTCCATAAATTTGATATAAATTCTCAATACATTCAATAACAGGCAATGTAATATTTGAATTAGAATAAACAAGAGATAATAAATCAGTATAAAAGACTTTACCGCATTTTATGCACTTATATTTTTGAATAGTGCAAATTTGTTCTCCAATTCTTAAAAAAATAAGTTTACGTTCATAAGTACCATTTTTAACAGCATTATGTGATTTACAAGATGGACAAATTGCAACTCTATTCTCAAAATGTATTTTACCTCTTTTTTCCAATCTGATAAGATTATTCTCAATATTTTCGCAACCAAATCGAGAAAGATCATCAAATTGACGGAATTCAGAAAACTCAGGAACAAAATCGAAAAGTTTAAATTGTTTTGACTCCATAAATTCATATGGAGCTTTTATTTTGATACTAGACATATTAATATATTAGCTCCACTTAATATATTAATTTTACTGCTTTTAAATTAAAAATAAAGAAAAAATAGAACGAAAAAAATTCGTGACTCAAAAACTAGTGAAAATTCAAATCACACAAGTTTTTGAAAGTGACAAATATATTAGAAATCTATATATAATATTATAATTATAAATATAATTATAAATATAATGGAGTGTATGAAATTGAAATATACAACAAAAGTCCAATCCGTAGCAGGATCATTGACTACTTCAATCCCAAAAACAATTAGGGACGCTCTCTCATTACAAAAAGGAGATGAAGTAGAATGGGAATTAGACTTGAATACTCAAGAAATTAAAGTGAAAAAATTAGAATAAACTTTTAACTTTTTTTAAATAATATTAGTAATTATTATATACTCACCAACACTATAAATAAAAGTGGTTACTAAAAATTTTCTCACTTGTTATGTTAGACTTTTTTTATCGTAGCCAGTGTTAGGTGTGAGGAACTGCCATTCCTACGACCACCTACACTTTATACATAATTTACTTATTTTGCATTTAATTGTTCTTCTATTTTTTTAGATTTTTAACATTTGATAACATCATGAAATATGTGAAATATAATCTATTTACAAAACCATATTCCCCACTATTATTTCTACCAATAGACTCTATTATCTCAAGTTCTTTAGCTCTCTTTAAAAAATCATTGAAAACTCTATTTTCATCAATTGTCAAAAAATCTTTTACCTCCGATTTTTTAAAAGTCATTAACCTTTTATCACCCAATTTAAGAAATATATCTAAATATGTATCACTCCTAATTTTATTTAATTTTGATTTTAATTGTTTTTTCCCTAATTCATCAGTTGCATCAACAATACCTAAAGACACCACATCTTCATTTATTTTTAAATTATCTTGAGCATTCCAAAAAATAGAATCCCCTATTTGTTGCATTATTAAAGGCATACCCCATGAAAAATAAACCATAGGTTCTATAGATTTATACCCATCTTCAAACTCAATCCCCACATTATTAAATGAAGTTTTAAAAAAATCTTCAATATCATAATCTTCTAAGTTATCAATTTCTATTAAATGAAACATTCTAGAAAAAGATTCATTAATTAAACATAATTTGTCAAATTCATGAGGATAACTTATTAAAGTAAACACGATTGGAATATGATAATCATTAAAAGTTAATGTTTCAAATAATCCTTTATACCAATCTGTAAACTTTTCATTCTCAGATAAACCATTAAGATCATCAATAACTATAAATATCCCATAATCTTCAGGCAATTCTTTACAAGTAGTTATTAAAAAATCTGCAAAATGCTTTTTAATATTCTTAATTATACTATTATTTTCTTTTAAAGACACCCCAGTCCCTGCAACTTTGAATTCATTAATATTATTCAAAATCTTATCAATTATACTTTTACCTAAGTAATCCTTTTTAAATTCCATTAATAATTCATCAAGTAACTTTTGTATTAACTCATCAATAGTTTTCCCTCCACTATTGTTAATATGGATGGGAATCATTTGAAAATCTTCTTCCACTCTTCTTGAAACATAATTTATAAAAGATGTTTTACCCATTCCTCTTTTTCCAGTTATAAAAAAATGTTCTGGTGTTCCTTGATTTTTAACTTTTGGTAAATATCTAGTGATTTTACTAATGTCTTTTTTTCTTCCTTTAAACTTATCTGGAGATACTGGTCTCCATGGTTCAAAAGGACTTTCTGGAAAATCTTGTATATTTTCATCCATTTTTCAACAATCCCCCACACATATTATTTTTTTCTAATTGGCTACAATTTGTAACAACATTAACTTTTTATAATCCATTTAATTTTAAAATAACATTAAATAATTTTTGAACATCATCAGGAACATTAACCTCCACCACTTCAAAAGAAGCACTATGTTTTTGATTTAAATATTCTTGAGCAAAACTCCTTCCCATAAATTCTACTCCTTTAAAATTCATCACAACTTTTGAAACATTAGAATCAATATTCTTATATAATTCTTCAATTTTATTTCTTGATCCTAAATCTGAATCAATTTCTTTTTCTAATAAAATCTCAATTTCATTCATTTTTTATCACCATCCACATAAATTTTATTTTCAATTATAAATTCATAATACATATTCAACATGTCCCATATGCTCATAAATATCAATTTTTCTATTATTATGTAATCTTAAATTAACTAATGTCCCCTTAATATAATCTTGGGGAATTTCTTTTGAAAATATTCTATTTCTATTTATTTCAATTAAACCTTTACCTGAAGCAATGAGTACTGAACCTCTAGCTCCACGAGTGACAATATTAATCACACTATTTAATCCAGTTCCTCTTTCAACATAACCTACTGGATCAGTTTTAGTTGATTCTCCATTTATAGCTTTAATAATTGCATCACAATCATTCTTAAAAGGTATGTTAAATTCTTTAAGTGACCCTGGAATACTTATCCCATTATCCATAAATGAAAAATCAGTAATGTTGGGGGTTGGATATGTTTGACCTATTACAAAACCATTATCAAACTCTGAATGATCATAAACATTACTTATTACTTCATGAAATAAATATTTTAAAGCTTGTGTTTCTTCTTTAGCTGGTTTAATAATATTTAATATTTCTTTAGTTAACTCTTCTGAATTATCAGTGGCTTCATCCAAAAATCTGAAAGGTAAAGTTGTGTCTTTAGGTTTTGTTATGCCTACTGCTTTATTAAAATAATCCTCAACAACAGGATTTTCATGGTTTTTTATTTTTTTATTATAATTATACATTAAGCTTATTAATGGGGCAATAATTGTTGGGGTTAAAAAATTACAACTATCAATATTAATAACACTTTCATTATACATATCATGATTATCCATTATTTGTATATATTCATTAAAATTTTTTCTTAATGAATTCATTATTATCTATCCTCCAAAAGATTATATTTTCATTTTCTAAATGTGGTTCTTGTTTTTATATTTATGTTATAAGTTAATATAAATGTTTCTATTCAAAAAATAAACCTTAAAAATACAGTATATTCAATGAAAATAATAAAACACTAAACATTATTCAGTATGAAAAAATGAAACACAATGTGTTCTAAATTTTGGTGTTTAATTAGTTTTGTGAACTGTTAGATTATTGTTCATTTTTATAATGAATATTTTTTATCTTTTTTTGTTATTAAAATGTATTGATATTTTTAATTAAAAAAATAGAAACCTTTATATACTATGCAGTACAATATAATAATAGAAATACATGGAGGTGATAACATAGACATATTAGAAGTGATGTGTCAAATCATAACATGGATTATCATGCTATGGGCAAGTAGGAGGGAATAAAATCCCCTCTTACATTTGACATATTACTTCTTTCAAATATATAAAAGTTTATACACAATTAAAATTAAGGAGGAAAATTAAACATGATATTTACAATATTAATTTTAATACAATTAATTATAGCAGTATTAATATTAAAACAAGCAAAAAATACAAAAATATTATGGATCATCTTTTTCATAATAGGAATTATAAATATAATACATTCAATAATATATTAAAATGATTGGTTATTTTAATAAGTTTCACCTACTGAAACCCATTAATCTAACCCCCTCCATATTTTTTTTATATTATAAAACCTAAAAAAGGAAGATGATAAAAAATGACTGACTACACCAGCATAAGAATAAAAAAAGAAATAGCTGAAAAAATACAATTAATAAAAATACAAAACAACTGCAAATCACTAAACGAAACACTAGAACAACTAATACCTCGAACAGTAAACGAAAACTACGAGTTCATAAAAGAACAACCAATATTCACAATAAACAACACCCCTATAACATTCACAGACCTGAAAAACAACAATACAGGTAAAACATGGGGAAACGAAAAACAAAACGCAACAATAGTATTTAAAGATAAACAAGGAGCATTTATAAGATTCAATGATGAAGATGAAGTATTCCTAGAATACTACCACTTCATCTAAAACCATTCTTTTTTTTAATATTAAAAATAAATCCATAAAACCTCAAATTTTTAAAGTTTTAAAAATTTGTTCCATAAGGTACATAGCATCATCCAATTCACCTTCAGAGATATTATAAAAAGGATCATAATCTGCTTTTTTTCTTAAATTAAATAAATCATATAGTTTATTCCTAACAGAATACTGATTGACCTCAAGAAGTTCATATTGAACTTGCCTATGTTCTGTAATAAACTCATTTTCACCAAAGTCTTCTTTAGACAATGGTTTAAATTTATAAACTTCCTGAAGCCACAAACTAACATATAAATAAGCACTGTAATAGCACCTATTGATAATAGTACTAAACACACAACGATTATCGCAATTTTCAGGGATTAATTCTTCTTTATTTTCATATAACTGCTTAGTGAATTTATATAATTCATATTGAGGGTATTTTTCAATATTAATGTATAAAACCCCCAATAAATTATTTAATTAAAATATAGGTATCTTTATAGAAATCAAACATATTATTTTCCTTTGAAAAGATAACCATATCATTAATAATTTGGTCTAACAGAGAATATTTTTCTTTCCTATCAATATGAAATGGAACATTAATTGTAAATACTTTTTCAGGATATAATCCATCATACACTGTATCAATAGATATATTTTTTCCTAATCCTAAATTGTCAGAAATTTTTATAAGTTCATCATAAAATTCAGTGATTTTACTTTCAAAAGACTCTGTGGATGATTTTTTAAAAAACTTATTTTTAAAAAAATCCCCTACAATATTAGAAGGTTTATTATATCCATAATTTTTATCAACTGAATACACCATAGACACCACCTATAAATGTTTATTCTAAAGTTTTTCTAATAATATCCAATGTTTCAGGATTATTTTGAACATCAATAAGAACTGTATTACTTTTTATTTCTTCATCATTCCTATAAGATAAAGTAAGAATATCCTTATTTATTTCCCCATCTTTTAAAACAAAAGCTGCATTTATAGGTATAACTTCAAGATTTTCAAAGTTTTCTTCAAGTTTTTTTAAAAAATCAACATTAAAAACTTCTTTAAGGGAAATCCCCTCTTGAAGCACTCTTAAGCTTCTTGCATCCTTTTTCATTTAACTTCCTCCAAAATAGTTATTTAATAAATATCTTTTATTAAACATATAAACCTTGTCAAAAAATTTTTAAATTAATAAATTTTCAAAGTCATTTTCTTTGAAATTTTCTTCTTTTTTCTCAATATTTCGTAATCTTTCATCAATATCATAGATTAATTTTTCATAATCTTTGATTTTTTCATCTTTTTCACGATTTTCTGTTTCTAATTTTAAAAATTCTGGAGATTTAACAGTGATCTTTTCAACTTCTGTATTAATTGATAATGCTGGTAAATGTTGAATATATTCCTGTTTTAAATCAGCAGGATTGGTCATGAAATATACTTCATCAGTACTGTTTTTTGATTTGCCTTGCAGGTCATTTACTTTGTCCAGACTCATACCATCATTATATAGTGTTGAGGCGTGGAATTTTCTGAGCATGTGGCTGCGGAATCTGTTGTAGTTTCCTGCTTTTCCTAATCCTAATTCATTGTTTATTTTAATGAATTGTTGGTTTAGGTAGTCTTCATGTATTTTGAATAGTTGGGATTCTGGTGTTAAATTTTGTCTTGATAATAAGTGATGATTTATAGCTGTGACTGCTTCTGGACTGCAATATGTAATATAATATTTCTGTGTTTTTTGCCTTAAAATATTAAAAGTAGGGACAACATTATCAATATTATTTAACACATCTATCATTTCCATAATATTGTCTGTATTATGGTATTCTTTAGTTGCGTTCATATAGTCCATTACAGTTAAATTTAATGTTTCTCTTCTGGCACAACCTGAACTACTCATGAATAATATAATAGCCTTCATGGTAGAAGTACATATATTAACTGCTTCACGAATAACTTCTTTATCAGGTAAATCTTTAAAACTGATAGGTTTGGGATTATTATAACTTTTTTTATCAATTCGTGGCAGATCATGTATTTCAATTTCAAAATATTTATATACAACAAGAACTGGTGTGAAAGTATTTGATACAGTGTTATAATAATAATTATCCATCAAATACTTGCGAAAATTTAATAATCTTCTTTTTAATGTACGATGTTTCCATCGTATACCCTGTTCTTCTTCTTTTTCTGCTTCTTCGATTAATTCGGCTAATGATAACTTATTCAATTCACAATATTTATTTATTGAATGTTTGTAAATGTGCTGTGTTGTTTTTTTATGATTTTTAACAGAATGGATCTCATTTAGGATTTCTTCAGTGGTTCTCATATTTATCAAATCTATTTTTCTCTTTTTATATTGTTTGATGTAGAGTGCATTTGATAAGTATGTGATAATATGTCTACTGTCGTGTCTACAATGAGTTAATTATAACATACTTAAAACATTCTACTCGATTAAATATTATATCAAAAATAGGTTTTAAATTTTATCCCCCCCAAAAATTAAACCATTATCCTTGTACTGCATTTATAAAAAGTGGAAGTAATTTAAATAAGCATCCTTGTAAGAATCTATAAATCTTATAAGTGCACCAAATTCATCTTTGTATATTACTGTTGCTGTTTCACTATTGCTCCATTGAGTACCTACTTCTGCTTTTTTTAATTCACTCCACGAGATGTTCTTATAGATATCTCCACTTTTCAATGTGAATGCAGGTTGTTCATAAGTTACTGTTTTATGGAAGATCCTGAAAAACTCCGTGAAGAATATATTAATCATCTTGATTGTTTGATGATTAATTGGAATAATATTACTTATAAATCTCCAGAATATTTGGAGTTAGAAGGTAAATATCAGGAAAAAGAGGTTGAAGTGAAGACTATGAATAATAGGTTGTCTGCTATTGAGGAAATGTTGTTTGATGATGGGTTATGTAATGTTTTAGATAAATTCAAAAAAAGATAAAAATTATTATATTTTGATTAATATCCTTATTTTTTTATTTTTATTCAATAATATAATATATTTAAATTTTAATATATGATCGGAATTTTTTAAAATTTGTCAAATCTTCTTTAATCATATTTTTAGTTTCAAGATAATTAACTGTAGATTCGTTTTCTTTCAATTATTTACACCATAAAATACAAACACAAACTATATATAAAAAGGATAACATAAAAAGTAAATGTACTTACAAAATATTTGTAAGTATTGACTGATTTTATAATTTAATCAGTCCTATATAGTCTTATTAAGAGGTAGGTCAATCCTCCTACCTCTTTTGATAAAACGAATCCTATAAGAAAAATCAGACCAACATTGGGATAAGAATAAAAAAAATATCTTATTTATGGGATTTAAAAATAATTAGAAATCAGAATAATAAAGGAGGAGATTTAAACATCTTCTCCTTTTTTTATTACCAATAATTATAACAAATATTATATTGGGTTTTAAAAAAAAGAAATAGATTAATAATTAACTTATTCTTTTAATTGTTAATCCTAAAACTTTAATGGTTTCCTCTACTTCTAAATCTGCACTATAGTCAAGTAAATTTAATTCAGACTCACTAATGTGATTAATGATAAGCAAAAACTCCTCATATTCTTTTTGGAAATCTTTGTCAACAAATGAAATATGTAAGTCATCTAAAGTGCATCTTTGGTTAGCATCATCTAAAAAGAACAATTCTCCTTCCTCATCAGTCCATTCAATAATATAACTAACCTTACAATCATCTCTTTCTATGGTATAATAACATTCTTCACTCATTATATCTTCTCCTTTGTTTTTATCATCTAATAATCTTAATATAATATTCATTAAGATTAAAACCTTATGAATCACTATTTGTTGTTTTGCCAAAATTATATGACGAATACTGTCAAAAAAAAGAATATTCTACTGGATAAAAAAATTGATTTATATACTCTTTTTAAAGGGGATTCATGCATAATTAAATTATTGAATAAAAAAAATAAGTTTATCAACCATTAGTTGATAAACTTCCAACAGTTCCCAATTATGTTATTAATTCATTTTTATTGTACAAATTCATCATATACCTGTTCTGATTCATCAACTAAATCAAACTTGTTTCTCAATGAATTAATTACCAATTGCAAATCCATAACTTCATCTATCAAACCATCTTCTTCATACAATTTATTACATTCTTGTTGTAAATTATCTAATGTTTCTTTTAAACCTTCTTTCATTTCTGCCATAATTCTCACCCTTTTGTTAAGATTGCAACACTCGGTTGGCTAATTCCCCTCATATAAGATAATTGATTTGACTTACTACGGGTCTCTATATATCCACAGTACGCTGGCTTGTGACATCTGTTCCCTAAACTATTTAAAACAGTTACATTATTACCATTCACTGATTTAAGCACTTCATAATGTCCCCATTTATTACGGTATAATATGTGGCAAAATACAGCTCCATTTGATGCATACTGGTTTAATTTATTCCATCTTGCTGAATCAGAACCTCCTAAATCCTTAAAGTTTTTCCAAGTAATTTTAATGTTCTGTCCATATTTGCGATTAAACCATGCAACAGCTGTATTAATACCTGGATGTCCAGTACCTGAGGTTGTTGTTCCAGCTACACTTGCAATAGTGGATTCTGATACCTGAATCCCAGTTAATCTATAAAAACATTGTTGTAGACTATTACAAGCACAATTATATGGTGTGCATTGTCCCATACCTGCACAGCCTGAAGTTGTTAAATAATTATATAATTTATTATTGTTTGTAGTATTTTGTACTGATGTATTGCCAGTTAAATATACTATTGCAGGACTCACACCATGTAATACTTCATATGCTGATACTCTGCGACACATATCAACATAAGTATCTTTCATATACTTCTTACCATTTTTATCAACCACATAATTTGGTAAAAAGCTTAAATCTTTATTGTCATGTATGGCACATTCCACAAATTCAGTTATAAGACTGTCAGATGGGTAATTTGTACCTCTTTCTTTAATCACACGAATTATTGTACCGTAATCTGCACTACGGTTCATATATCCATATACATTTCTTGTATTGAATTTTTTATTATTATTAACAAGCCAGTAAGCAATTCTATTGCACATATAACTATAATTTGTATAATTAATATACTCTCTAGTCATGTTTTACGCTCCTTTAAAAAAAAATAGTATTTATTCTGTTGCATTTTAAAAAAAAATATTTAAAAATAATCCATTCATCATTCAAACAAAAGGTACTGTTATTACACTTTCTTCCCCCCCCCTTCCAAATCATTTTTTAAAGTAGTTTAAAATAAAAATGATGCTAACTTAAAAAAATAAATTAAATATGATAAAAAAAAGATATCCTCATTGAAGAATTATCTTTGTTTAAAAAAAAATATATTAGATAGTTAAAAAAAAGAATAGTTTTCTTTATTGGAAATAAAAAAAAATTAATGATATCCACATACTTTTTTAATCAAATGAATTTTACTTGTAATCACTATAAGAATCCATGAACTTAAAAAGATTATTATTGATAATACAACAATCAATAAAGCATTTTGAGTACCTGTAAGAGGAATATTTGCTAAATAATAATTTGCTAAAGTGATAAAAAACACATGTGAAAGATACATACCATAACTAGCTTTACTCACAGACAATATAAACTTTTTAATAATACTATTTTCTAAAAATGAATCTTTAATCTTTTTAAGAAAACCATTATCATTTGAATACAAACCCTTAATTATCAAAAACATACTTGAAGACTGTATAATCTCAAAAATACTTACATCTAAATATGAAAGTAAACATAAATTATTATCATTAATAATTAAATGAGTATTCTCCCATGATACTAAATTCAAACCAACTTTACATAAACTAGTAATTATGAATAATATCAAAGATAAAATAATAATTTTATTTGTTGATAAAGAAAATTTTTTATTTGAAAGATAAAACCCCAAAACAATATAATTTATAGGACCTAAAAAAAATCTTAAATCAACAAAAGAAGATATGTTGAAAAATATAAGTATTTGATAAAATAATGATGAAATTATAAATAATACAATAAAATATTTAGCTCCTCTCATCCCTTTATTAACAATAAATTCATTAATAATAGGAATTGTTAAATATGCTCCTAAAACCATCCAAAAATACCATCCCCACTCTAAAGGATAATTATTCAAATAATTATTCTTTAATGAAAAGAATAATATTAAAATGAAAACTGCAAATATTATTGCCCAAAATATAAATGGAATTATAATTCTTGTTAATCTTTTCTCTAAAAAAGAGCGTAAATCATGTTCTCTTCCAAGCAATAGAGCTCCACTCACCATTAAAAATAAAGGAACACCAAAACGACAAAATTCTGAAAAACCTGAAATATTATAACCCTTAATTTCAGAATAAGGCCAAATAATAGCTACATGAATACATATAATACTTAAAATAGCTATAAATTTTATCGCATCTAAATATTTAATTCTATTCATATACATAATATTTTATATAAATTTATCTATATTTAAATTATTAAGATGTTACCCAAAGAATATGTCCAAAAAGACCCCCGCTTGATTGTGGAGGATATAGTTCAATTTTATTAGACCCTGCTACAATTTGCCCATTTGTACCTAACATATGTCCATATATATTGTCAGTAGATATTGGTCTGTAAGCTGAAGGTATATTAAATAAATCTGTCCACACATATGGTGTTTTTCCTGAATATTGGTAGTTATTAAATACTGCCAATACGATTTTTCCGTATTTGTATAGTCTTGCTCCGTTTGCAAGTATATGTGTTGATACTGTTAAGTCAGATATTTGAGATGCAGTATGTGTGTGACTACTGTTAGCTTTACCATTCAACTTAGTATTCATTTCTGTTTCAGTATAATAACGGTCATCATGAGTATGCCCTGTTTCTGATTTACTATCCAATGATGATTGAAGATTAGTAATATTGCTGATACTGTGACTGTGACTACTGTTAGCTTTACCATTCAACTTAGTATTCATTTCTGTTTCAGTATAATAACGGTCATCATGAGTATGCCCTGTTTCTGATTTACTATCCAATGATGATTGAAGATTAGTAATATTGCTGATACTGTGACTGTGACTACTGTTAGCTTTACCATTCAACGCATTAGTCACGATTTTATTCTGTACAGGATTAGTTGATGAACTACTCAATGAACTATCAACAACTGTTTTATTAGCGTTTGTAGCAATACCATCAAGTTTAGATTTATCCTCTTTAGACAAAAAACCATTTGCTGATGAAGATGCAGAACCATGACTATGATTTACATTTGCTTTACCTGAAATGTCTTGATGTGTTACGTTATTCAATGGTAACTTACTGATTGTTTTCAACTTATTTGTTGCATCCGTTACTGCAACTTTGTTAACTGATGTAATGTCACTGTTCAATGCCCCATCATTAACCAAACTACCATGACTATGATTAGATGCTGCTCTTGAAGTATCCACAGGATGCACATGATCTGCCCTTGCAATATAATCACTACTCCCTGCTGATTGAGTACCATTCATCTTAACTATAGACGCTACATTGTTATATTTTGTTTTTAAATACTTAAAAATATTTGTTTTTCTTATCTCTGCCATAATAAATCAACTCCTAAAAAAAAAATAATATATACAAAATTAAAAAAAATAAAATAAAAAGAATTTAAATTAAATTTTATTAGATATTAACCTAAATTCAATACAATCTCATCATTTTCAATAGCTAAACTAACATCTGATTTACGCACATACCCTGACAAGTCCAATCTAACAGGATCTAATTTTTTCCAATCATACTGATAATTACCCTCAGTTCCGCTGCGAATAGTACACCATACCTGATACTCATCATCTGTTTGAGGATCAGTTTCTGGAACAAGATATAACCTGTTCATAGTTGATTTATTAGGTGTTGGTTTAGTTTCAACAGGCACTATCATATCAACATGCAATAGAGATTGTATTGTATTATCTACAGCCCTATTAATTGTTGATTGGGTTGCATTTGCAGCAGTCCCAATATTCGGATGTGCTACAGGGTCTAATACTTCACTAGTAGAATGTGTATGTCCTGCATTAGCTTTTAATTCTAATGCATCATAAACTGCATTAGATGTTACAGCATTATTATTGTTATTTTGAACTGTATCAACAACAGTAGGGATTGTTGGTGTGTTACTTAAATCATCATAATCTCCAGTTGTTGCGACAGTAGCAAGGCTGGATGAATCTGCTTTATTATTTAAACTATCTTTAACTAATTTTTCTGATGGGAAATTATTGTTAGTAGGTGTTGTACTCCACTTACTAACTTTATTGCTTTTATCTTCTTTACCAGATATGTCTTGATGTTGAGTAATAAAAGGATTGGACCCATCACCATCATTGGCTAAGGCAGATGTTTTTGTTGGTATATCCTCTGCATCAGCTTTATTTTTTAATTCATCATGCATGCATTTTGCACTAGGATATTGGGTGTCAGTAGATGCTGCAGAAATACTGGTTACTTTATTGCTTTTATCTTCTTTGTTTTTTGAAGCTAACCACTGCCCCATATTTAATCTTATTTCTGAGTTTTGGTTTGTTTCCGGCATAATTATTATACTCCTTTTAAAAAATTTTTTTTTATTTGAATACTATTTCATCACCAATCATATAAACACTTTTTATATAGCCTTGTTCTTTGAGAAATTTATTCAATTGATTATATGTAATGTACCCTTCTATCTGTTCCTTAACATATTCATGTACTTGAACTTCATTTAGAAATGGTAAATAAACTGAATCAATAAGGACTCCATTACTAAAAATATGAAGGCACCCCTCATCAAAAAGAATATTATCTACTTTAGAGTTTATATGCTGAAAGATTTCTACAAAAATATCTTTACTACAATCGTCATAATTACTGTGATGTTTTCTAGAATACTCACTTTCCACTAAAGGAATAGTAATTGCATTTGTAAGGATTAAATTCCCACCATAAACGGTTATTTTAAAAAAACTAGTTTTCAAACATGATGATGGAACAATACAATTACAATTAGATTCAGGCCCTAAATGTACGGTTGTTTTGTTGTCAAATGCATCTGTGAAAATAGCAAATTTATCTACATCCTTCCAAATGTCTCCTTCGATTGTGAATTTTGCTTTGATTATATTTTTGGAATATCCTACAATTGGTTCTTTATCTGTTCTTTTGAGGCGCTGATTTTCAGCTTTTAATTGTATTTCTATCACAAAATATCATACCCCCCACTCCTTAATAATTAAGATTAAATTTTATAATACCTCAACAATTTTCTGAGTAAAGGAAGAATTTACTCCATCATGGCCCCTACTAAATGCAGACATGAGGTAAGTTCCTTTATCCAATTTTATTGTTAGTTTTTCTGATTTACCATTATTATCTGTTGTTCTTACATATGGCACCCCATTTATTACAAGAATCAAATCTCTATTATTTATCTTAAACCCTGGTTTATCACAATATAATTGGGCATAAATACCATTACCCGAACCGTGCGCTATTTGAATTCTAGTTCCATCTTCACCTTGATTATCACTCCACCTGCCTATTTTGATACGTAAACTATTCCGATAATATTTTTCAGCAAGTTCGTCTGAAGAAGATTCCACAGAAGCTAAACGCTGATTCAAAAGTGTGCCTTGATAAGCAGCTAAAGCTTCACCTCCTATGAAATTAGGTGCTGTTAAATTATTTCTTGTTTTCACATGCCCATACTCTGATTGATTCCCTACACCATACTCATTTGCAGTTGAAGCATGATATTTCCCACAATATTTTGAATCATGATTATGATTCCTTAATGCAAAAGAAGCACTATTCAAATCATTTAATTTTGTAGCATTAATCACAGTATCTTCAGCAGCATTAGCAAGTATATTCTTTAATTCATCAGGTCTTACATAACGTGTATCTAATTCTTCAATTGCATCAACCAAATCTTGCAATTGTTGTTCTTCACAGATTACTACTTGATGAACACGATTTCCAGAGTCATCATAAAAATTCACATCAGCACCAATAATATGGCCTTCATCATCTCTACTTGTAACATTTGTTTCAAATTCCATTTAATCAGCTCCTATGTTTTGAATTCCATGTAATTTGGTTTTATATAACATTGTTTTCTAATATTCTCACGTGTGGCATAATATCCAATACTTATTCCCGCATCATCCAGACTTGGAGTGTACACTACTTCAAGAATATCATTTAATGATAATATTGTAGCTTGATCATCAATGTTCACTACAGGGAAACATAATTCATTAGTAGTATAATCCATTGTGAAATCATTGTCTTCTATGATTTCTTCACCATTCAAAAATATATCTCTAAGCGGATCTAATGCCGGAGCCCTTAATGGAATCTTACGATTATTTAACATATCTTCTGTGATTTGTATTGTTTCTTTGAAATAATCTAATATTAATGGCATTTCTTCATTTGCCAAGTGGTCAATGAATAAAGGATTATATTTAATAGTTAATGTTCCCGGGGCAATTGTTTGAAGAACATTACTGAAAAATGTTAATTTATCATTCTCATAATCAAATGTGAAATCATACCATTCACCATAAATTTTTGTTTTACCCGTGATTGGTTGTAGTGTACATTCTATTATTGGATATGCTGGAGATGATGTGAATTCAAACCCATCAAAGAATCCAGGAACATAAACTTCATTTTCCATGTATCCAGTAACATATATTTGATGTTCTTTTAATGCTTCCACAGCACTTGGATGATCAATTAAATATTTGCGATTTTGACTATTCGTTTTACCTGTGACTTTAATTGCATCTATCTCATTTAACCATGTAAAGTTTTGTATGTCTTTAGGTTCTATGATTACAAAATGCTCCATTACTTCGCAGTTTCTAATAATTTCCGCTTCACAAGAAACGGACGGTTCTACTTTAAAAGGGGCATTTACTTTAGCCCACGCATTAGCTCCCAACATTGCACTTGTTTTTGGGAAGTAATAATGCGTTCTCACATACATCTGTTCAGGAATATCTGTCTCTAATTCTACACGCATATACTCGATGATGGGAGTATCATTAATCTTAGTTCTCATACGAACCTTAATAAAAGTCATACAATTAGGAATATTGAAATATAATTGATTATTAGTGAATTTTGTCCAATTTCTCCCATCATTACTACCCCAATATTCCAATTGAAGATTACCATCACTTGCTTCTCCAGTATCAATTGCATTTATCCTAACCCTTTTAACAGGATTACTGAATATAGGTTTCAAATATAACCATTCATCAGTATTAGTAATATAACCAGTTTTAAACTCCCTAATATGTGCTTGAAATGCAAAATCCTGCGGAGCATATTTTCCCTGATGATATTCCACATCATCATCTTTCCCATACTTTATCCAAGTCATACCATTGTTGAAAGTAAAAAATGCATCCCCTTCTGTATAAACATCAGCATGACAATGTTTGTTCCAACCACCTACCCAATAGGTGTGTGTTGGATGACTTAATGGAGATAAAACTACAATAGCATAAGTTTGACCTTTTTCAACAGTACATGGATGATCAAATGGTATACTAACAATATTTGGACTAGTATTGATAAATCTTATTTCTTGCTCGGCAAGGACTGAATATTTTCCATCATACCCGCAAGCCAATTCTTCAGGATATAATACTCCATCTTTATCGATTGTTTTTCTTATTTGAACAATTAGTGGTGAAGCAGTATTATATTTATCTTGACCTTCATTAACTTTAATATTCAACACAACAGATTCAAGTAAACCCGTTTTTTTAGCTTCAAAAGTTTGAGCCCTCCCAACACTAGGTATTTCATTGTTTAATTGATTTTCCAACCAATTAGGTCTTGTTTCATAATGTCTATTTCGGTCAAAACCAACATACCAATGTTCATTAGCTATCATGTCTCCACCAATAATATTCCCTGATGAATCTTTCACAGCCCATGGACTATAGTTTCTAGTTGATTTATCTACAGATGAAGTAGTTTGTTTTTTTACTTTTGCTTGATTGATTATTTGACCATTATCAATAATAGATTCAATAGCACATGTAGTTTTTGCTGTATCAATCAAACTTAAATCACTGAAATCAATTTCTACTTCTTTACTTGTTGAAGAGTCAAAAACAACATCATTATTACTACTTATTTTGTACCCATAACTATTGTTTGAATCTACTGCAATAGGACTGAATCGTTTTCTGTTTACTGCAGGGGTTTCATATTTCACTTTTTCTATTTCTTGTTTCAACCATTCATCATTCATACATATTTGCCTTAGCATTTGAACAGTGATGTCTTTTTGTTCATCGAAACTGGTTAAACCAAGGTTTTTATATTTTGCAGGACAGTTTGCCATAATTTATCTCCCTCATATTGTTTGAACAATTATTTCATCATTATTAGGATCTGAATTTGAACTATTTTTAATATATAAATCCTTAGTATTTTTATTATAGTAATAGCTTCCAGGAGTTAATTCTGCAATACTTGTTTTCCTTACATATCCACTATTCGTATTGTTTTCAATTACTCCTACAACAGTATTTGGTTCATAAATCCGATAAACATTATTTTCTTCATCAGATACTTTCCAATTTCCACGTACACTACCTGTTCCCATTTTGAAATAGTAATCTAAATGAACAGTACTTGTAACATTATCTAAAATTGATGAAATTATTGTATATGAATCATGACTTACTAATCTATCACATGCAGTTTTAACGCCAATTTCAGTAGTATCTTGTATTTCCAAAGCTGTGAAATCTGCCGATAAAATAATTTGTTTGTTTATTAAATCCACCTGTGTTTTACAGGTTTTCTGTACTGTTTGCATGGATAACTTTTCATCAGATTTACGAGGGTTAGCAGTTCCTTTTCCCAGGCAAATATATTTTATTGGTTCAAATTCTTCATTCAACCATCTATTCATGAAGAATGCTTCACCACGAAAAGTAATAAGATTAGTCCTTTTGATTTCCAATATTTCATTTAGGAACATCGATTGCAAGTGTACCTTGAAATAATATTCTCCATTCACATTAATCATACGAATTTCAACTCCATTGTTTGATTGTTAAAAGTAATTTTTGCATTTGAATGTAGAGTAATTAACTCCAAATCCGAAGTAGATTTCGTGTCTAAGTTCAAATGCAAAATTTTCGTCAAAGGCATTAAATTTTGTAATCTTGCACTTAAATTAATAGCATCTTCCATATCAATGTTAGAGGGAATTTCATTATAATCAAAAGTGAGATCATAATCATTTGGAGTAATATTATATTTCCCTCTAGCATATTTACAAGCCATTTAATCTTCCTCCTCATCTATTTCAATAATTAAAACATCCAATTCATTAGAATCATCATTCAACAAAATCATGTCATCATCTGTTAATTCTGTTGTGTCTAATGTATCTTGAAGCAATAATTGTTTATAATTTCCTGAAGGCACGAGAATCAAATCATTTGCACCATAATTTGACAAGTCATTAGGTATTTCATCAAGAATAATTACATCCTGATGTTCTCCAGACCGAGTAATATCATGGACAAGAGTTTCGACTTCAATTACTGTGAATGAGTAATTTTTTGTTGCTGCTTTGAAGAATGAATTTTCAACATATGATACTGTGCATGTGTATAATCCAAGTCCTGGATTAGTAAATGTTTTTGAATATATTCCATTGTGATGATCAATATTAGATTGTGATGAGAATCCTATTTTGAGCACACCATATCCAAGAGCGAACCCGTCTTCAGTTTCAATAGTGCCGTTAACTGTGATAGTATCTTTCAATGAATAATATTGTTGCTCCTGAGCAATTCTAATGACAACATTTGTTTTTACCACAGTTGTTGTTAATGTAATTGTTCTCGCTTCATACCCATAATCAGGAATATATTTTAATGTATATTCATGAACTCCTGTTGTCTGTGGAATGTAATTAAATTTATTTGTAGTGTCTATTGTTTCAAGTATTGATTTATTTTCAATTAGTTGTAGTTTTCCAGGAGCGATTTTGTTATTATGGTCTTTAATCTTGAATGATTTAATTAAAGCATGTATTTCTCTATTTTCTTCAGTCAAAACATTGGTTAATTTAGTTTCATTACTTACACTTGCAGTCAATGTTGTTGGCATTATTCCAACTTTTCTAGAAACAGTTTCAGATTCACAGCGGCAGTAATTTTTCCCATCATTATTTTTGTGGTCGTTATGTTTTACTTGGAAATTATGTGTATCTGTATCCATGAATGAAATATTGTTAAATGTGAAAACACCCTTTTCATTTGTTGTTACAGTTGACTGAAGTTCCTCATCAATGTATAAATCTATTTCTTCATTATCTATTGCAGTATCCTCTGTTGTAACGAGTTTTCCAGTAATGGTATATTTATCAGAGTAAATTAAATCTTCTGGAATGATGAAATTAGATATTTTTGTTTCGACCATATTATATTTTTTATGGACTTTAACATCTAATGAAGTGTTGACATTATTGTTGTTTGTGAATAATGTGTCTTTGGCATATAATAAACCACAGTTATGTCTTAATGTAACATTTTGAAGATATAATTTTCTGTCTTGCATTACTCTGAAAAATGTAGGGGTTTCACACCATATGATTACATCATCATTTGGGCATGTGATGATGTTGGTGTCATTTGTGATTTGATATGTTTTTGATAATGAATATTCTCCAGACATCAATGTGATGATGTTTTTCTCCCCATTTACGTTTGATAAAGCTTTATCCACTGTTTTGAATGCAGTTGTTTTTGTTGTTCCTTTGTTTTTATCATTTCCTCCTATCGGATTTACATACCAATCTGCAGTGTTACATCCTCTTACAGTTATTAATATTTCTTCAGAAACAATGTCATTTTCACCAACTTCATAAATTCCTTTTGTAATTATTAGGTCTTGTTCTATTTCTTCAATGTTTTTGAATAATTTGAAATTGAATATTGCATTTTCATGATTGATATCATCAGTGTTTAATGTCCATTTTTTATCAGAATATAATATTAAATTCGGAACCACATTATTGTTGATATATGGGACAATTAAAAATGGTGTTTCAGAGTCTTCAAATATTTCTTCATTAATTAGATTATATGATTGAGTATTCCAGATTTCCTTTGCAAGACTGTCCAATACTTTAAAATCAAATGTAAATTTTTGTCCTTGGACTGGTGAGGGGTTGTTTACATTAGCTAGGAAGAATAATTGTTCATCATCTTTGTTGCACCATTGGTCTTTGTGTTCCCATCTTTGAGGAATCCATTCCCTATTATACTCTCCATCAACCATGTGTCTTTCAATATCAATCATTCTTGCTATTAACCTTTCACGATTGAGCATTTTAGCTTTTATCCCAAATAGTTTATAGATTTCTAATACTGGAAGTGGAGTGTCATGTAAATGTTCGATGTAATAGAGTATTCTTTTCAAGTAATGGTAATCATCTTCTGTTGTTTGGTTGTTGTATGGTGGTTCTGTTTTCGAATATTGACTTTCATTCACAGTAATGTATTGTTTTCTGGGTATGTTGTATAATATTCCAAATGCATCTAGGCTGTAGTCATGGTCATATTCATCACCATATCTTTGATTGTTTTCTGGGAATCCTTTTGTTAATGAATATTCTTCATATGTTTCCACATTTATTTTATATTTATCTTCTGGAATGATAGTTTGCGAGTATCCTTCATAAAGATATTCAAACTTATTAATTTCATCTTCATATTCAAATGTTTCAGTATATATGACTTCATCAACTTCTTCCTTAAACTCTACAATTTTAGTAGTGCCATCATCCAGCTTAATTTCCTGCGAACTAATTTTAATATAATTTCTGATAATCTCAACAGATTTAATATAATCAAAACTAACATGGAAATAAATATCAAAATAATGAGGTTGTTCTTGAACTTTCCAAATCAAAAGATGTTTTTCCAATTTACCTGCAAGATAAACCTTAAACAAATCATTATTTATATTTTGCAATCGATTATTGAAAACTTTCTTAGTTTTAGTAAAATTACTCTCTTCTTTTTTATCCAAAAAGAAAGGATATTTTTTCAGCAAATATTCTAAACTTTTATACATGAAAATATCACCAAAAAATTCATTATTATTCCAGTGTAATTTCAATAGTTCCTGCAACACTTTTCTCTTCATCATTAATTGTAATTGGTGCTTCAGGATAAGTAAAATCAATATTTTTCAATTCTGGAATTTCATTATCTAAATAAACAGCCAATTTATGGGGGATGAAATCCTCACCTAACTTCATATTATCAATATATCTATTAATGGTCGCAGTAATCTTACTAGCAATATCTGCTTTCTCATTATTACTGTAATGATTAATAGTATCAATATCAACATTGCAAACCGCATAAACATCAACAGTTTTTAAAATAGGTGCCATCAACACAATTGATTCTGTTTCTTGAGTCACATCATTGTTAATTTCATCATAAATTTTATTCAAAGTATATGGATCTCCAGGATCAACAACAATCTTAATAGTTCCTGTACCTGCCCAATTAGGAATCAATTTGTAACTATCAACACCATCAACACGTGCAAAATAATTGATATAAGCATAATGATGACCTTTCAAATGGACTTTAATCCAATTTTTAATTAAATCACGATAATCATCATCACCATAAGCATCACTACCTCCTGCAGCACTTGTTAAATTAGTAACACTAAAAGCAACAGGGATATTATCCACTCTTGACAAAACCTTTGTCAATGTATTCGCGGCAACTCTGCTTCCAGTTCCTGAGTTAATAGCAAAAGCTTGAACAGTGCATTCAGTATTACCTGCAGCAAAATATATATCTTCAACAGTTTCAAAGATTACACCAGATTTACTTGTAACTTGAACACCTGCAGGTTCAGTAACATCAGAAGGCAAACCCCTATCTAAAGTAAATGTTAATTCAACACCAGCTTTAGTAGAGGTTGGTCTTGGACATGCAAATAGTTTACCAATAGCATCTAAATCCCTACCAGTAGCCCCGACAACAAGATTACCTGATTTAGTTGGAACCTCTACTTTTGAAGATAAATACACTTGATTGATAAATTCAAATAACTCAGCAAGCCTTTCAGCATTCAAACTAGAATCCATCACAAACCAATTACTAATATCCTCACGATTTTCAATATAATCTAGGAAATTTTCATCAGAACTAATCAGATGATAATCTGACCCATCTTCTAATTTCTTCTTAAAAATTTCTTTGTAATGTTCCAATGTAGTTTTTTCAAAATCGTAATTACTCATAAATTAACACTTCCACTAATCACTTCATCGGTAATACTTGTAATATTGAAAAACACCCCATATTTATGAGCATTATTATCCTTATTATCAGTAACTATTATTTCATTAACAGTTTTGATTCTTCTCATTTCTTTCAAAACATTTTCACAATAATAAGCAATTTTCTTTTGAACAATTATAGATTTTTTAGCTTTTGTTAGTTCATGAATTTTACAACCAAAATCTGGACTATATAATTCATTTTTCAATTCTTTATATCTAGTCATAATTGCAATATTTATAGCATTTCTTAAACTATCATGACCAGATACGATTTTAAAATCTCCATCTTCAAATTGTAAATCCCATTTATTGTTCCATTGATTCGGAGATATTTTAACATCCCTATGCAATGTTTTATTAAACTTATAATCATCTGATTCATAGTCAATGGGTAACATTTTTATTCACCCTCATCATTTATTATTTCATCAGTTATTTCTTGTTTCATTTGGGCTATGAGGTCATCAACTTCTTTTTTAGTGTAAACTTCTTTCTTGGTGTAGATGTTCTTAATATCCGCATAATTCACTTCAGTATTATCTGCATGGAATTCTCCTTCAGTATATGTGATTCCAGCCATCGTATTTATTTTAATTTCACCATTACCTATTTCAATTCCCCATATGTTTGTTGCACCAATGTTCGTGAGTTTGAAATAATTTTGATCTGCTGGTTTAATACCAACAATATCTTCTGGATGGTAGTACCCTAACATTAACATTTCTTTAGCATCTTCATTTGAAATGTCTGCAACAAGAACATGTAATTGTTCTCTTGGAAGTATGCAAGGTTCTTTCAAAGTTTCACAAAAAGCATTTTCCCCTTCAGGGGTGAAAAAATCAATTAAACTACCTCCAAACCTATGAAACATTCTGCAAAGAACGGGTTTAGTAATATTATTCAACTGTACTTCAGCTTTATCAAGGTACGGGTAAAATTTTAATAATTTACCAGTTCTAATTTTTGAAGCATCCACCGTTTTATTAATTGTTTCTTCAATTTTACGATCATCAATAATCTGATTAACTAATAATTTCAATGGGTCATATTGTCTTTTATTGGTTAATGTGATGTTATTGGTAGTTCTCATGTTTCCACATCCTCAGTAGGGGCTTCTTCCTCTTCATCTAATTCTTCTTCATTTGAATCTTCATTCCATTCTCCAAGACTTGGAGGATAATCTACCAATGTGAGGTTTGTATTAAATTCACCATTCTCTGAAATTTCATGGTTAACAGCTTTGATATACATCCACATGTCTGTAGGATACGAATATAGTTTCACATAAACCCACCCAGGTTTATAGTGATAATCTCCAATAACTTTTAGCTCTATTTCATGCCCATTGTTTCTTCTGATTTTTGCCCATTCGAGGTTGGCGAAGCTTAATGCTTCATCATATGTTTCACAGGGTACTTCTTCGTATGATGTTGATGGAGATGTTGTTTCTCCACTATCTTCAGGAGATGTTGTATCATCAGTTGCTGTTTCTGCATCAGTAGAAGGAGTAGTTGTTGATGATGAATCCACATTATCTTCTTTAACAATCATTTTAACTGCATCAGTTTCTTTTGGCTTTTCACCAAACCTGCTGATTAATGCTTTGTCAGATAATACAATGTCATCTCCCCCGGGCCAATGAACTTTCAAGATATTTATTGTATCTGGATGATAATCCTGAACACTAATACTATTCAAGTGAACATTTATTCCTTCAATAATATTATTCTCCAAATGATCTCTTTCAGGTTCAGGAATTTTACGTACACGAACAGTATCTTGATCTACTGTGATTTCAATCTCACCATCCCAAAAACTAGCTACTTCTTTTATAGCATCTTTAATTGTTGAAGCTGATGAATCTCCACCATCTTCTGTAGAACCTCCACCAATAGCATTAACAACATTTTTTGCTATTTCTTGAGCTGAAGAACCCCCGACGATTTTTACTTTGTCTTTTAATTTTTGATTCATTTGTTTGAATGTTAAACCACGAATATTAGCACATAGCCTTGCTGGGCAATCTGCATCAGCACCAATAGGTCTACTACTGAAGCCTGGTTCACGCCCAGCTATTTGACTTGAAATGTCCCCCCGAATAGCAAACACGGCAAACTTAAAACTATTACCATTTTTAGCTGCACCGTAGTAATAGTCTGCGATTGAATATGTGCCTGCAGCTATAATGAACACTCCTATTTTGCCGGTCGCTCTTGAACTGTAAGAATAAGCCGCAAATGGATTAGGAGCAATAGCTAATTTTTCTACATTATGTCCTGCTTTTTGCAAAGCATCACATACTGCATTCTGCACCTTTGCATCATTACCATCATTTCTATCACAACCTACTACAACCTCTGACATATATAATCACCATTTTAACAACTAGGAAAATCTCCACAGACACGATCTTTATTAGAATTATTCCAAACTTGACCCAAACTTCTTCTTGATTCACAACCTTCACAACCAGTTAAATCTGAAGCTATCCACTGACCAGCAATTTGCACTTCTGTCCAAAAATGATTAGGTCCATGAACAACTCTTGCAGTTAGTTTAGCTGCTTTAAAACAAGTACAAGTCAAACAACTAGTATCAGCACAGTTCAAATGACTTGCATTTTTCAAACAAGCTTCAGGATCACGAGGATAATTACTGCATGAATAAGAACTATATCTAATAATCGCTTTCAAAGCATTATGAATTGCTTCTGCTTTAGCTCTATCTCCTTTCTTTCCTTTAATAGCTTTTTTCACAAAGTCGTTGATTGAAGCATAGTTTCCACCAACCCCTCCAGAATCCCCATCCCCACTATTGACATTACTATAATCTATCACATCATCTTGTAATCCTGTAACATCAACATCAGGTTTTAAATTAGCAGTTTTAATCATTTCAGTAATGATTTCAGAACGTTTCATTTGAGTAAATTCAAATTGGTATTCTTCTTCAAGTGTTTTATCCATACCTGATAAACTAAGGCTAGTTAAACCATTATTGAATCTTTCTTCAGTAATGAATCCGAGGATTGCCGGAGGTAATTCTTTTAATACTCTTTTTTCATTATATTCCTCCCAATCTGCTCTAAGTAACAATCTAACTCCAAGATAACATTGAGACAAATCTGTTTCGAAGTAAGGTATTTCACATGACCCACTATTAGACATATCTTCATAATCATGATCCCACCCTATAGAATGTAAATTTCTGTAATAATAAATTTCTTGGATTTCTCCTTGATGAAGTGTGAAACCATCTTTGTTTTCTTCAACATCATATGTTTCTTCATCTGTTTCTTTGTTACCTTCTTCTTTAACTTTATCTTTAACAGATTCTTCTTCATTGTTACTTGTATTGGGAACATAAGGCTCAAAGTTTTCTTCATCCGTCTTGTAAATTTCAAGGAGATATCTTGGAATAGCATATGCAGAAACCATCTTATTAACCTCCATTTTTCACAATAACCGTATCCAAGTTTTCCAATGATTCTTCACCAGGAATATTTGATTTTCCATTAGTAATAACTTCTTTGACAGATATTTGTAATTTCAAAGTGGTGGGAGTATCTTTCTGCCATTTAATTTGAACACTCGCTGTGAAAATACCCCCCAATAATGGACAATAAACCTCACATAGTTTATTGTTCAATCTAGTGAAAGTTTTATAATAAATGTCAGGATGATGAGGCTCAATAAAAATTGTAGTATAAAAAGTTCCTTCACGAGGAATAAATTTACCTCTTGACACAAAAGGCACCCCTAAAGCTATTTGAGTTTCGTTCAATTCCCTCATAGGTGTAGCCACATTAAGATCCCAATCATCAATGTAAAAAGCAAATCCATCTATTTCAAGATTATGCTCACTATTAGGAATAATATGTTTATTCATATCAACCATAATTATCTAACCCCTCTAATGTTAACATCTTGAACTTGTCTTATTCCTTCTAATCCAAGAGTCACTATTTTTTGACATTCAGTTTGAGTTAAATTACGTGCATCTAACTGAAATGCACCATTACCAATATTAAATATAATAGTTTTATTAGTGTTTTGCATTTGTGGCATTATTTTACTTAGTAATCCCATACCTTGCAAAGCATTAGGATTAGGGATATTATTTAATCTTTCAAGATTGGTTCCAATACCTAGATTTGGTGAACCCCATGCACCAACTACTCTTCTTGAAGTGTCCCTTACAGTCCGTACAAGTAATGATGCTCCAGACAATACTTTTTGAACAGAGTATTCTCCTATTTCTTGACCCCACATTCTAGCAATAGCACCAGGGGAATGTGAATCTGCTCCTTCTTTAGCAGCAGCCACGGCTTTTTCCGCGGCTATTCTACATGCATCTGCTAAAGCACCACTACCATTTTTAACTGCTTGAACAGCATACCCCATTTCAGCTTGAGCAATATTTGCTAATTTGAAACTACCTTGAAAAGCAGCTCTAGCACCATTACCTGCATTTCTTGCACCTCCTACCATAGTACTTTGGAACACTCCCATTGCAGCTGATGCTTGAGCATGAACTCCCCCGGATAATCCACTCATACCTGATACAACACCTGCTTTTATACCTGCACCTATTCCATGTGCTGCTCCTTTGAAGCTTCCACCCATACTAGATAATGTTCCACGTAATTGATTTAAAGCCTTACGGACACTAGATAATATTCCTCCCACATCATTAACATTAGTGCCTTTTAATTTATTTAATTCCTTAGCTGCTTTTTTAATTACTGATACTGCACGTTGAACTTTACCTCCTGCACTTTGATTTACTTGTGGAATACCCTTGATAATATTAACAGAATTACCTACATTTCTAGAGGAAGTACCTATTCTAGCAACTTTAGTGTATAATCCATCAGGTACTGTAGGAACACTTTGCAATCCTATTAATTCAGTAGCTGTTTTTTGCAATACATTTTTAGCAGAAGTAATCTTTGCAGGTAACATTGATAGTGTAACAACATTAGGAATATTGACTCCTTGCATTGCACGTACTGCATTACCAACTACTTTTGTAGCATCAGCTACTCTTGTTACTTTTGTTGCAATACCTGGGGGAACATTAGGAATGCTGTTGAATGTTGCTAATGTCCTAGCAGCATTTGTTAATGTGCTTTTAACATTATTCAAAGTAGAAGTGATATCTGCACCTCTAAATAACCCCACTATTGCATTATCCCAATTCATATCATCCCTTAATGAACGCAATGACTTGATACTATCAGAAACTCCTTTCAAAGAGTCGCCAATATTTCTTAATTTACTACCCACATCTTGGGGGATATCCGGGAGATTACTAAAGTTTTTAAGAGTATCAGCAGCTTTGACAATATCAGATTTTACTTGAGTTAATGCAGTTTGAATATCAACCCCTCCAAATAAACCAGTGACAAAACCATCCCAGTTTTGATCATCACGAATACTACGTAATGCTCTAATACTATCAGAAACTCCTTTTAAAGAGTCCCCAACACTTTTCAATCTGGAAGCAACTCCACCATCAATGTCAGGCAATCCTTTCAATTGATTTATTGAATCTGCAGCTTTTATCAATTCATCTTTAGCTTGTCTAACTGCATCTGTGGTGTTGCTAAAATTAAAAATCCATGCGACAAAATTACCCCATCCCACAGTGACACTAGTTGAAGTCATAGCATTTGTTGCAGCCGAAATAGATTGTAAACTAGCTCCTAACTTTTGAAGTTTACCGGGAATACTATCATTAATATCTCCAACTGTTGCTAATTGATTAATAATTGGAACTACAGTTTTTATTTGATTTACTGCTAATTGAATTGGATTAATTATCATGAATAATCCTTGAACAAAACCATATATTCCAGTCATTGTTGCAGTGAATGTCATTTCTGTCATTACAATGCCTATGTTCAATATAACTTCACCAATCTTTTTAATGCCTTCCAAGTCATCATCAATATCAATGCCTCCAAAGTCAAGTGCATCCACTAACATTTGTATTCCTTTCATACACAGTAATGCTTCGGCAGCTAATGCAGTTACAACAGGAATCATCACAGCTATTACTACAGCGATTGTTAGTAAAGGCACTAACATTGATGATGCACCTGCACTTATTGCAGATAACCCTCCAGAACTAGCTTGCATTCCTGCCCCTGCACTTGCTGCTTTAGAACCCACATTTCCCATTTTGCTAGCATCTTCAACCACATCTTCAGTAGCCTTTGAAATTTTAGACATTCCTTTTGTATCAGGAATATCACCCATAACTTCTGCAACTATTTCTGATTCAGATTTTAATGCATTCGCAGAAAGATTCATGTGCCCATATTTCTCTTCCAACACAGCCATCTTAGACAAACTCCCTTCAGAGGAAGCAACTTGATAATCTATCATATCCTGTAACATTTCAGTATCATTAATATCTAGAGACGAATTTTTAAAACTAATATTTCCTCCACCAAATGCAGCAGCCTCTTGAATTGCTTCAGGAGTCAACTCAGACAGAGTATCAGCAATATCTACTGCAGATGCTGCCTCTTCAGCAGCACGAAATTTATTTAACCAATCAGTAGCAATACCCACACCATCACTAACTGCACTAAAAGCATCTCTAATACTTTTTATACCTTGAGCAGTTTGAGCTGCAAAACCCATTCCTTGACTAAATATATCTATCCCCTGAGCAGCAACAATAATACTTGCAGCAAAATCTCCCCCGGTAGATGAATTTAAGTCCAAGAATGCTTGTTTAACACTTTTAATTTGAGGTAAAAATTCATTACCTATTTTTTTACCAGCACTGCTAAAAGCTTTTCCTAATCTTGCATCTAAACCTTCATTGGTTTCCATTAATGCAGATGTATCTCCAGTTAATTGTTGTACTGCTGCAATATAACCTTTGATATCACTTTCCTCTCCATTCCATAAGCCAGTTCTTTTCAGTGCATCTGTTGTAATACCATACTGGTCTAATGATGCACATGCTCCTTTAATACCTTTAGAGAGGTCCATCATTGCTTGCTCTGATAACTCAACTGAACCTGTCTGTGCCAATACTTTTGCACCAAATGCAGCTATTCCATCTGTTGCATCATATATCTGAGCATCTGTTGCACCAGTAGCTGTTTTAAATGCATTCATTGCAGGAATCAAATTCTGCATACTTACAAGACTAGTGTTCGTAACCTCATCAATATGTTTGTTTAATTTTTCTGCTGCAGCTGCATTATCACTCATCATGTTGACAAGTACACTGTTTGTTTCAGCTTTGCTTGTTGTAGCAAATAATAAATCCGCTGCGGATTTCCCATTAGATAAACTGGCTATAAGATTGTCACTAACATTGCTTAAATTTTGAAATCCTGTGTTTGCACTGTTAAGTGCATTAGTAACTGTAGATGCCATGCTTTGTGCATTAGATCCAACATTTTTAAATACATTACTTGCACTATCTGTTGCACCAATATTAAGCAGTATGTCTTCTAAAGTAGCCATAATATCATCTATTTATTTAAATTTGTTTTTATTGAGTTCTTCCTGTATTTTTTGATATTCTTTATATTCATTACGAACTATATTGCTGTATTTATGTATTAATAACATCATGTCGGGAGTGAATTTTTTTCTGATTACTTCACTTATTACAATTCCTAGATGTTGTGATACTCTAAAATAAACTTCCCCCATGAAACTATCACTCATTGAGAAATAATTCCTCTGTTTTCTGCTCATCAATATGAAGCATTTTTCTGACTTTCTGATACAGATCTATTACAGTTGTGACTTCTATCTTATTCCAAAATTTTAATTTTTGATTATATGTTTTGAAACTAGTGTTTTCAAATTCAACCTGTCTTGCAAGGAATTCTCTCATTCCCTGTGTTTTATGTTCCATATCATATTCTTGTTCTTCATATTTATCAGCAATGTGTTCTGCAAGTTTCTTTTCTTCTTCAGTATATACCGTTTGACCTTGCATTACTTTACTCCAAACGACACGTTCATTAGTGTTCAATTCTTTAAATAGATTTGCATGAGTCTGCATCTCACTGATTGCTTGACTATCAGTCAAGGGTTTGACTATGAGGTCAAGTATTACTTCTTCACCATTCCTCAAACAATATACCATTTGAAGTTTGTAATTCTCTTCCAATTCATCAATTAAAGCCAATAATTCTTTTTCAGATTTAATATGCTTACGGACCGTTTCCACATTCTCTTCACTGTTAGCTACATCCAACTTTTTCATAGCTTCCCTATATCTATAAAGAACCTTTTTCAAAAAAGTTAATTCCTCATCTGTTAAATCTTCTTGATTTAAACATTTTTCAACAACAGCAAATTCATCTTCATCCAAGACATCCAAAGGTAATTGCTTACACTCTGTAAGATATTGACTGTCCAATAAAAAGTCATCCATAAATTCTTTTTCATCACCAGTAACAACTTCTTTTGACATATACGATTAACTCCTTTGTCGATTTTAAAAATCTTGTAAAAAAAAATAAAAATAATAAAAAGCATTTGTTATTAATGTTTAAATAATAATGCTTCAAATTTAATACCAAAAGTACCATCAACAGCAGTACTATCAAAATCTGTAATTGTGGCGTATCTCAATACTCCTCTTTCTTCATATTCCCCATCATCGATAATATTATAACAAGCAATGTTTAATGCTAATGGATTTGAATCCAATTCCTCGATAATCTCTTGCACATCATCCCAATATTTATATGGAATATCAGATAACTCCCCACTATATTCTTCATCAGAAGTTTTCCATCCCACACCATGCTTTGCATTATCAACTTTAATCCTTTCTCTTTTCCATTTACCTGAAAATTTAATTCCTTTACCTGGGATTAATTTTTCATTAAATTTTAATATTGCCATGTCATAGGTTTTTTCAATAAATTCAACAGTTTGATCAGTCATAATATAATCCTCCATTTTTTTTTAGTTAGTGACTTCCCCTGCAAGAATATCTGGTGGGGATATATACATCTCAGAGACAATGTACAATGTTGAATTAACAGGTTTTGATATAGTTTTAATATGTAAGTTAGGCATACTTGAAGGTGATTCTGAAACTATTGCCTGGGTTCCTTTTTGCATTGCCCCTTTTCTAATTTCCTCATCAACAATATCATCAACATCTGATTGTAACATTTTGAAATTAACTTTTAACTCGTTACGTTTCAATTGAGGATAACATGCAAAATGAATTCTTCTTAAAAGATGATCAGTATTTCTTCTGAAATGAGGTAACGCATCAGCAGGTCTTTCAGCACGTGCCATTGCAGAAGATACTCCAAGACATAATTTCGCATGTTCAATATTTCCCTCCATCTCCACTCTGATGAAATTGATACCTGCATTTTGAAGCAATTCCTCTTGATTATCAGTTCTAATTATAACATCTTCAGCAGATACGCTTCTGAAATCATAAAAACCCGGTTCCTCATCGTATGGGGTTAAACAGAATCTTGCACACATTTCAGGATAAAAGTCAGATACACATGGCCAGATTCTACTTTTTTGAATAAAAGTTGCCTTAGAATCATCAGTGATTTTCATCATATCCTCATCTGTTGAATATTCAACAGTAAATAATGCATTTTTTGGTCTTCCTTTTTTTGAATCATTGACCATAATCTCATTCAAAGAAGACATTATTCCAACAATGGTAGCTATTTCATCATCAGTTATTGATTTAGTTTTATCTTCTTTTTTAAAGCCCACAATATTAATTTCACCAACATCTTGTTGAGTCATTGCTACATTGAATGCTTCTGCCCACGCATCCCCATTGGTGAAATCTATACTCCCCATATCGATAACATAAATAAAAGGTAAACCAATATCATCACTGTAGACTTTTTTAGTTTCTTTTAAAAATTTTTTACAAAATTGGTAAGTCATGTTAGCCTCTGCATTTCCAATTCCTCCATTTTCAATACTAGAGCCAACTTGTTCTATATTCCTATACTTTTTGATTTGAATATTATCTGCTTCCACTGTGTTTCCAGTTTGCCCAATAATCAAAGGGATAACTGCACCTTCACCATTCACCATTGGATCATGGTCTGTTTCAATAGATGTAATATTAGGTGTTTGTTCAATTGTCATTCATAATCACCATTGTTTTTTTATTCATATCTTTTTATTTTTTGAGTTTCCTAAGAAATCTGATAATATTTTATCAAATTCTTTTTCAGTAATAGATGGTTTCACATCTTGATAACCATATTCTTTTTTCTCTTGCTCAAATTGAGACAATAAACCTGCTTTAGCTAATGCTCCAACAATGACATATTCACGTAATGGAGATTCAGCTACTAATTCATATAGTATTCTTTTCTGAGTTGCAGGAGTTTTAATTTCTTTAACTTCATCTAATGGTTCTTGTTTTTTCTTTGTCATCTTAAATCATCTTCAATTGTTAAATCAGTTGCCACAATTCCTCCAAGGTCATGTGACATAATATAATTCAAATCAAATTTGATTAATGTTCTCAAAACTGGTTCTGCAACATCCAGTTCATCCATTTCAGAAATACCTGATAATCTGAATGATCTTTTGATGATATGATGTTTTTTGAACCAACTAGTGTAATCATTTCTTTTTGGATGTGGGCATTGGCTCTTTGCGGATCTACCATTCATGACAGTTAATGCCTCACATTCCCTATCTAAAAAGTTGCATGTTCCATCATTGTAATGGCTGCATGTAGTGTAATGATTTCCTAATGCTTTGAAAAACAGTAATCTTATTTGACTTAATATAGTATGTCTTTCTTCTTCTGTGTCACACCATATATTAACCCATATTTCAGCACTATGTTCAAGTACAATTCTTTGAGTTTTATCTGTCCGATAATCTCTATTTATTTGCATGTCTGAAGCAATGTCAAGAGTAATGCAAGGGGTTTTATCTTTTGATTTTAATCTTTTCACAATAGGAATTGTTTTATCTTCATAAGTAATGTTACCTTTAAGAAGTTCCCAAAATGCATTTACAATAGGATACATTAATATTTCACCCCATTATACCTTCAGCAATAAGTATGTCCTGAATATTTAGTTGAATAATATTTTCTCCAACAATCCTCTTTGCAGTACGTGTGACAAAAGGATTAGCTTCAGTACCTGGATGATTAACTTTTCTTGCAAAATGCATTTTACCATCCTCTTTTCCTTTCCAAGCTAATAATGGATTTCCAGTTATAGTATGTGCCTTTGAACCATATTGTATAACTCTCCAATATTTAGCATTAGATGTTAAACAAACCCTACAAATACTTGGATGGGAAGTTCCAATACTCCTTCTAAGGTTTCCTGTTTTTACAGGTGCTTCTTGTTGACATATGCTATCTGCTTCGGCAATAGTTCTTTGCAATGCTTTATCGGCTATTTTAGTAATGTCTGCACCAACCACCTGTTCAAAATGTTTACTAAATTGGATATTAATCGACATGCTCATAATTAATCTCCTCTTTTCTAAGTTTTTTGATTGTGAGTTTTTTATGATTTATCAAACCATGATTCCATGTTTCCACAGATCCTACTATTTCAAAAGTACCTTCATCAGGAATCCTTATTAAGTCTGTATCTTTAATTGGGACATTAATATTCAAGTAAACATTATATGTATCTTGTAAAATTTTACCAAAAACTCTTTGAGATGATTCTGGAGATAATGGTTGGACATCTGCAGGATATTCGCCTTTACATTGATATTCATGTTTTTCTCCAAAAAAATCTTCATCACATTCATTATAAGAATATAATTTTATAGTAGCATTATTGAAAAAAGGAATCATAATTATAACATCCTTGTAAGTGGTTTTCGCCTACTATTTTTCAAGGTGTTCATGCGCTGATTTATTAATGCAATTAAAGAGTTATTTGTATCAAAGTTAAGAGATACATCTTTTTCTTTCACACTGGATGCATTTTTGGTTGGAGATGAGTCTAACTCATATAGAAGCATATCATAAGCCAATGGCAATATCTTTGAATTAATGAAACTATCTGATTCTTTACTTGTGTATTGTACAATTAATGCTTCTCCTTCCTCTAATTTCTTCAAGAATCTTAACTTACCATTTTCCTTATCAAGAATATAATCCTTCGGGTATATTCTTGTACAATCTACTTTGACTTGGAATATTGTTTGAACTGGATAATGTTTGATGTTGTAATCTTGACTATCCCAGTTGAAATTGAATTCAGTATCAACATGTGCTACTGGAAATATATTTATTCCAGTTTCGGATTCAATTTTTCTCAATTGAATTTCAAGCATTTTAGTTATTGTTTCATCATCATAAGATTCTGGAGAAATGTTTTTGGAAGTTAAAAACGATTTTACACATTCAGTATCAATATTCATGTTTTGCATAATTCTAAAAACTCCCAAAGCATTTATTTTTAAAAAAAAAATATTATTTATGTGAATACTTTATCATTGTTCTGGAGTTTCCTCTCAGATAGTTGTATTCTTATTAACAGTTAAATTTACACTAGTATTTTCGGAGTTAACAGTAACATTATCATAGGATGCTAATGCAGTGTATCCTTCAGGTACAGTGACAGTTACTGAATATACTCCATAAGGAACCTTATTAATTGATGCTCCTCCAGCATTACCTGTATCCCCCGAAGTGTAAGTATTTCCACCACTGGTTAAAGTTACTTGAGCCCCAGCAACCCCCTCGGCATTATCATCTTTTACTGAGAGGTTAACTTTACTGGTTTTAGCTTCAGTTAATGCATTAACTACTTCAACCACTTCAACTAATTTATCATAGAAAAATTTGTCTACTCCTTCTCTTTGTTTGTAAATTTTAGAGAAAGGAGGTAATTCAATAGCCATAATTACGAGCCTCCTTTTTAGAGTATGTTTTAGTTTTTAGTGAGTATTAAGCTAACTCTAGATTCAGCTGCAGATACATCATAATCTGCAATATCAATTTTAGTGTAACCAGATGGGATTGTATCATAATCTACCTTGTATGTTCCATATGGTACCTGAATCATTTCAGCTAATCCACGATTGTTACTAGTTCCTGATTTGAAAACATTGTTCTTTTTATCAGTAAAACTGACTTTAGCTCCTTTAACCGGTTTGCCATCAGTGCCCATGATGTTAAAGTTAATGTTACCTAATTTTGTTTTAGTTTTTCTGTCTTCATCACGACCAATACCAGTAATCATACCATTTTTATATTCAGCATCATTATATTGAGTAATAACTTGAATAATTGATTGACTTGTAGCTAATTTAGTTTTAGCAAATGGTACAACAGTAGGAGGTTGGAATTCGCGTACTTTAATACTTGATGTATCAACAACCGCTAATTTTTCACCTTTACTAGTGTCAACATGCCTATCAACAATGATTGGAATGATGTTTCCTGCTGCAGTGTAAATACCAGTTACTTTGTATCCTGCAGTTAATTCATATTCTAATGGTTTAACAGTTCCTGGGAAGTACAAATCATTTATTTGATTTGCTACTTCTGGAGTAGCGACTAATCCAGTTGGATAACCATTTTCTTGAATGATAGCTTCAACAATAGAAACAATATCATCTTTAGTTAATAAGTCCCCTCCTAAGTCAAATGTGTTAGTGTGGATAGTTTTGAATAAACCTTTGAAATCTTTAGTTTCTTCTTCACCAGCTCCTTCAAGTAAAGTGTAATCTAATGTGTTTGCCATATCAATTAAACCATCTTCAAGGTCATCTTTGAATAAATCAAATTCAGCTGCTTTTTCTGCAATATCTCCCATGTTAATATTGTAGTGCAATATCTTCATGAAAGCTACTCTTTTATCAAAGTCAGATGGGGTGTAAGATTGAATTTCATCATCTTCTAACATGAAGTTAGTTCTGGTTTTGTTTTCTTTTAATTTGTACCCTACTTTTACTTTTGCTGTTGATTTTACACAACCTTGGCTTTTTAGGAATTCCAGATATGGGGTTTGTAATGATACTCTTTTCTTGAGTTCAGGATCCCATTCAACAGGCATTACTGCATTTGCATTCATTGTTGTTTGCATTGCTTTTTGTAATTCTTGCATACCACTGTTCAAATCCATGAAATTGGATTGTAAATCTTTTAATGTCATTTCTTCAGACATATGTTTATTCCTCCTTGTTTGTTCATAATCTGGATAATAATCCAGAGGATTTTTGATTAGCTCCAATGTTTTTGAAGATTTCTTCAGTAGTGAAAGTTTTAGTTGTATTCACTTCACCTTCATCATCGCTGTGGTTTTGCGGTGCTGGAGTTGGGTTCGGATTACGATTTTTGTTAATATAATCTGCTAATCCTTTTTGGAAATCTTCATCAGTGAATTTGTTTTTATTGATTTCATCTAAAAGTTCTGATTTTAAGGATTTTAACTCTTCAACAAGAGCTTTTTCCCCTACATTGTCTCCATTATTGTTATTGTTTGCTGGAGGTTGAGGTTCAGTTAACTCTCTAATCTTTTCATCAATAATTCTTTCAATATCTGCTTTAACTGCTTCAATCACAGTACTTTGAATTTCTTCTTTGTTTTCTGCAAGATATTCATCCATAAAATCTTTGCAGATACTTTTAACTTGTTCTTCAGTAACATATGGTCCATTGTTCTGAGAATTATTTTCTCCTGGCATTTTGTTTGACTCCATGTTTTTTCTTAAAATATGGCATGCTCCAGCTAAACATTTAGTTTCAACAACATCCACATTTTTAGCTGTGGTGACTGTTCCGAATGTGTCATAGTTAGCTGGCATGCCTGTAAGACTAATCTCAAAAAGGTCAATATCCTTTATCTCCCACCCATCATTGGTTTGGTCATAGTCTTTTATTCTACCACCTATACTTAATCCAAGCTGCACACCAATGTCTAACATCTCCTTAATAAGAGGAGCAAATTTAGATAAGATTGTGGCTCGGATTTTCAAGACATTATTATCTGAATCTACAACTTTAGTAATAGCTCCAAGGATTCCTTTTAAGAGAGTATACTCGTGATCCCCATGAAGATTTTTTCTAGTTGTAGTTAGTTGAATCTTCATTGAATCAATTGCAGATTGAAGAATAACATCTCCTTCTAAATCTCGATTTGTTGTAGATGCCACTCCTTCTATGGTTAACGTTCCATCATCATTTAAATTATATGATTTATGTGTTGATGGAGCATACCATTTGAATAGCAGCTTGTCTTCAGTTTTAACTGTCATAATTATTTCAACTACAATATTATTATTTTTTTTTAGAGAAGTGGGATTAGGGATTTAAACCCTTATATAATATTTTTTTTAATAAGTAGCAATCCCACATGATGATAATAAAAAAAAGAAGTGAATTAAATAATTTTGAGATTATATTAAAGAAAATATTGATAGTTTTTTTATAAATTAATTTACATAAGAATATAAAAAAAATTCGTTTGTATGCACAAAAATTGGATATTCTTTTTTTTCTTTTAAAACCTCAAAATTATTTTTATGGTGTTTTTTTCCCAAACTATGTGTTTCAAAAAAAGGGGAAAATTATTAGCTGATAGAAGTTAACTGGTGTATAAAGGATTTGTTAACCCAGTTTACTCTGGGAAAGAAGGTACTTAAAATATTGTTTTAACTATTTAAGAAATGGGAAAATATGTTTTAGACACCAGTCTTAAAACCTTTTTTTCCTATTTATAAAAAGTTCAGTTCACACATTATTTTATTTTTTTTGTGGTGGATCAGGGAATCGAACCCTGCCAAGATAATTTCCACCATACGATAAAAAAAATTGAAAGATGGTTTATATAGATTAGAAAATAAAAAAATTAAAATAACAAAATATAAAATGGAGGTGATAATTTTGACTGAAAAACAAGAAAAGCCAGTCAAAGAACCAAAAGTTCAAAATCCTTACAAACCAAATCCCAAAGGAAAAAGAACAAGCAAAAAAATGATTAAATCCAAAAAAAAATAAAGAAAATTAATATTCTAAAGATCCATAAATTAGAATCATTTCACGTTTGAATTCTTCCCATTTTTTAGGGTCTTCAGCTTTAATTTGTTCTTCAAGCTGATGACGCTCTTCAGTAGTACTCATATCCCAAGTAATATCATAAGCCATCAATTCAGTCACTGAAAGATCATAAAAAGGTCCACTCATATCAATCCCTCAAATATTAATTACTTAATTAAAGTATTATACCAATTATTATATATAATTATGGATTGATATAGCTTACTTCAACATGATATTTAGAAAATTGTTTATTTGATGTATTAACAATACGATATAAATTCTCAATGAAATATTCATCAATAATCATAGCATTATCCCTAGCTTTATTTGTAGAATATTTTTTTACATTATTGAACTCATTTTTACGTACAAAATAACATTCATCTTTTATTTCTTGATAACTATCCTTCCATATTTTATTAATTTTATATGCAGAATCATCATCAAATTTCTTGAAATTTTGATTTTTAAAAATTTTGATTCCTTTATTTTCAGTAAATGAAATGCTATACTTCAGATTATAAAGGGTAAACATTTCAACATCTGCTAATGAGTGATACGGATTTCCACCCGGATGATTATGTATCACCATAAATAAGTTATTTACTAATTTTGCTTTTTCACATAAATCTACACTTCCCATGTTGTTTTGTGTAAATTGATTGCAAATTACATTACCTTCCCCATCAACTGCATTTAAATATTCCATATTTTTATTTTGCAGACCATACATATATTTCATGACTTCATCTGTTAAATTATCTAAATCTTCAGGATCTGCAATGGATTCTAATTGTTTTCGTAATGATTTTGTTGTCCATTTAATTTCTGGCCTTTCAACTTTATCATTTTTATTATTCGGAGTGCAATCCATAAACTTAGGATTTTCTAATGGCCTTCTAACTAGAATTCCATGTCTTATATATGCCATCACGGAGCATCTGCATAATGGATGGAAAGGTACTAAATCACCTGCATTCTCTATAAGATAAATCTTTGTTTCTGCTTCTCGACAAATAGCACATACATTATCATCACCCGCAGTTAAAATCTTAACCTCATGTACACCATAATTAGCATAAGACTGCAAACGACCTTGTGTCATTGCACGTGCTGATTCAGTACGAGCAATCATCATAGCTCTTTGACGAGCAGATAATGTTTTACCAGTTAATGAATGATTAGTAGCATCTAATATTCGCTTAGCTACTTCCGGCATTCCTTCACCAGCAGCAATACCTGCGAATATTTCTTCCCGTATATGGTTTTTCAAATCATCATTAACATTGCTGATTAATTCAAAGTTATATGATTGTAGAAAATGTAGACCATATTTTGTTGCATCGTTATAGTATCGGGTTCTTTTTATCTCATCAGCACCTGCCTGTAATCCTGAATCATAGATACGTGATATGATTTCATCTGCTTTTAAACTGGTATCATGAACTATTTCTTTAATCTGTTCATCTATTTTAGCAAATGTATGGTCGTTGTATTGTTCGTTTTCATAGAAGATTCTTCGTGCTTCATCTGAATCTAACCAATCAATATAGAATTGAGTTTGATTATTAAATCCATCTATGATGCTGTTGAAGTATTTTATTTCGTCAACAGATAAATTAGAAGTATCGAATAATGCTTTATCAAACTCTATGATATCCATGAGAAGTTTGTTTGTGCATATTCTATGTTCACTTGCCGCAGTTGTCATTGGTAATCAGCCTTTAATCTTTCAATAGTTAATGCTTTGCGATAAGTTTGTAATTGTTTTTGAGCATCTGGTTCAGAGTTAAGTTCATTTAAACCATTATTACCTGCATAAGATAATGGTCTATCCCCCCAATCAACAGGGTCAAGACCATAACCTGCACGAATTTCATTAACAAATGTAGATCCATTTCTAAGTTGTTTATCTTCAATAGATGCTCGTTTTTCTTTGTCTTCCAAGTCCATCTCTGTGAATCCAAATAGTTCTTCAAACCCTGAACGGCCAAAGACTTTGTTGTGTGCACCTTCAAATAATTTCAACCAACCACTTAAATTTGCTTTCACTGTTTCTTTTTGTGATTGACCAGTACCTCCTCCAAGATTACCTGACTCGATAATTCCTGCTTCTGCAGGAGTAACTCCATATATGGATAATGTAATATCCCTCACTAAGTGTTCCAAGTCAATGTATTGCATATCCTTATTACTAGTCTGTGTTTGTATATACTCAGCACCTTGAACAATCAGAACACCGTCAGGATTTTCCTTACGATCCTTTTCTAATCTTTCAATCTCACGCAATAAATCATCATATTCAATATTAAGATCATAATTCATCACAGCTTTAGGATTAATACCATTATTTTCAAAAACGCTGGTATTATATTTCAAACCATACAATTGTAAAGCAAGATATCTAGCTAGTGAATCAATGAGACTAGTTCCCCATTTTTCCCCTCGTATTCCCGGTTCATGGAAATGAATTATCTCATCATTTTCAAAACGAACATTATTATATTTCAAACCCCATTGGTCAGTTGTATAATCATACATCATCCATTCAAAAGGAATGAATTCTAATCCTTCAGGTATACCCTCAAATACTTCATTATAATGCACACGTGCAAAACCATCTCCCGTAACTAGGAAGCTATCTAACATACGTGTAATATATGTTTCAAAGAATTCCCCCGCATATATTCCCATAGGATTTTTCAGTAAATTATTTAAGTAGTTGACAGTTGATGGATGATTGAATGATTCGTCAGGATTAGTAACTTGATAACCCAGGGAGATAACTCTATTCTTTATGACTCTTCTGCAAACTCTTACCCATGGCATATCCCCTGCTTCAAAGTATGTTCCAATATTTAAACCAATATCTTTTACTCTTGGTTGTAGTGCCCAAAGGTGACTTAATCTTAATTTGTCTGCTTCAGACCTTTTAGGTTCACGAATAGCTGGAAGATTCTTTATTCCTTTAACTATTCTATTGTTTTTCCAATTCATAATTTAATTCTCCGTGGTGCATGATAAATTTGTTTTTTAGCTGTTTTCATTGGTCCACAGATTCCACCACGCCACATATCGGGACAGTGATCATCTTGTTTTAATGGTTTATCTTCTCCACGTTGTTGGGATTGTTTATCCCAACAGTAAGTTTGAGCTTGTTCAATACTGTTCTTACAGTTCACATGTATCTTGAATCTACGGGTAGCTATGAGGCTTTGTATTGTTGCAATATCTGCATTAACATCAGGAGTGTATGTTTTAACTTCCATCCTGATTCTTTTATCTTTTTCACAGGCAGTCTTTAATGATGCTGCATCGTGAGGTAAATACAATGTATTATTACTATCAAGTTTATACTGGTTTTGTAAGGTCACAATATCATCCACTCTTTCATCATCAGATTGAGTAACTCCTTCAACTTCAGCATCATAATATGTTTCATCTAACAAGTAATATGAATTTCCTTCAACAACATCTCTCTTGATACCCATTACACCAAACGTGGTGACTGTGCTAACTCCATAATCACAGCAAATATTAATATCATGAAGTTTAGGCCTATATCTGAAAGTGTTTTCAGATTCAACAAATTTATCATAAATAGCTCCTTCAGCAATAACCCATCTTCCAAGAATATATCTGTCATATTGAAGCTTGCTTGCACTGTATAATGCTTTCAGATTATCAATATATCCTGGAGTTAAGTTCGGATTATCCTCTAGAGTGAAATGCCATACTTTAGCAATACCTTTCTTTCGTAATTCAGGATTATTGATGTATTGTTTATAAATATAATGATAAGGACTGTCAGGGTTCATTGTCAAGAATATTTGTGCCCCTGAAAGACTACACCTCGACATTGCCATTTTGATGGCTGATTCTGGTGCTGTGGCAGCTTCATCACCATACCATCCTGCAACAGTCATACCTTGTATTCTAGCAGTTGCTCCCTCATCATTGAATCCAACAATATAAGTTCTTTTATCTCCAATGTCCAAGTAACCATCATATTTATCATAGTCATAATATAATTTACCATGAACCATTTTGATTAGATCTTCAATAACATTCCGTTCAATAGTATCTCTTGTTTTACCTGTCAGGAGAAATTTATCATGAGGGCTATTTGCTTGGAAGTTTAACCATCTGACATTAGCATTGGTTGTTTTACTTGACCTTACTGACCCATGCAGAATGTTCAGGAATACATCACTATTATCCAAAAAATCTAATGCTTTCTTACTGAATACACCATACTCAAAACTTTTAATGGGCTTTATATATTTCCCTCGATTTTTTGATGGCATCTGCTAATTCTCCAAACCCTTCATTAATATTAATTTCAATATTATCTTCTTCATGTTTGAAGTAATCATTATATATCTTATTAGCTTGAATAGAAATATTTGCAACATCTTTCCATTCAGTTTTCGAATTTGGATCCCTAGCATTTTGTTTAGCCCGCAAAAAAATAGTTGGTAATTCACTAGCTACTTTAGCAACACCCTCCATATTATCTGCAATAGTTTGTGCAACAATACTCATAGTGTCTTCAGCAGCTTCAATTTTATCTGCTTGACTTTGAACTGCATTTTCCGTTTTATTTTTAAGTTCTTGTCTTTTATTCAGTTCAGCTTCAACTCTATCTTCTATTTTAATATTTTTTGATTTGTATCTATTTAAAGCAGCAAAAGAAATCTTTTCATTATATGTGTTTTCCAGCCAACGAGAAACACTTCTTCCAGATTCTCCACATGATAATCGTTTGATTATTTCATTATAATGTGGGCTGGATTCTACTTTATTTTTTCTTGCCATGTTCGTGCACATCCAGTTAACTTTTTTTTGTAATGTAATGATATAATTTTGAAACGTTTCACTGAAATGTTTCAGTGAAACATTAAATGTTTAGAGAATTTTTTTATGAAATTTTGTAAAAATTATTATAAAATAAGAGAGAATATTAAGAAGAGATTATGAATGTTTTTTTATATTATGTATAAAAATGTATAAGAATGAGAATTGTTATTATTTAAAAGGAAATAAAATATAAAAAAAAACATTATTTTACTCGTTTTTCTCTTAATTAATATGTATCCCTCTTCAATAATATAAAGTGGAAAAATAGAAAAAGATAGGTTATAATTGAATAATGTTATAATAAAAACTAGTAATTATTAAACACTAAAATTTAAAACACGGGGTTTTTTATTTTCATAGTGAACAAAATACTATAATTTTATCATAAAAGTTAAACACTATATTAATTTTAAAAAATTCACAACTACAAACTGAAACCCATCAATCAAAAACACTATCAACGCACCAATAAACGCTATGAACACTCCACTACGGATAGTAAATAATTGATTCTCATCATTAGCCTGTTCTTCCTGAAGAGCCAACTGCCTTGTTTGAATTGCAATACTTTCATCCATCTTCTTAATTAACTTTTCCAATTGCTTATTCTGAAACTGATCACTTGCTTCCAATTTACTTATACGAGATTCCTGTTTACAATATTTATCCTGCAAATCTCTTACTTGACTAACATTTTGGATCATTAACTATCCCTCCAGAATTAGAATAACTTCTTGAAATCCAACCTACAATTCCTCCTAAAGCTACTGCTGCCAATTCATTATTCCCCATATATGTACTTAAAATTCCTATAATTATTATTCCGACTATTGCCAATGTTGTGTTATTAAAAGTCATTTTTTCATCTCCTAAAAAAAAAATTATTGAATGGGTGAAACAGGTATTTGAACCTGCATCCTATGGTCTGGAGCCATACATATTACCAGATTGATACTATCCACCCATATTTGGATTGTTGGTGGAGGGAATTGCACCCTCAACTTTTGAGTGGTTACTAATATCACAATAAAAAAAATAGCTATTACCAACATTTATTATAAAATGTAAATCAAAAAGAAAAAAAAATAACGAAAAAAATATCCCAATTTTTATCCCCCATCCTACTTTTTATTACAAACATTTTTCTCTTTTTCATGATTTACACTAATTCTAAACTGAGATACATGCCTCTTTTTTTTGAAGAAGATAAAAATATTTTTCCATAAATTCAACTGAAAGAATATTAATTAAACGTGTTTAAAATTCTTACCACAATTATGATTAACACTTTATTTTGGAGGAAACCCAAAAAAACTGAATATTTTTTTACTAATGATTAATAGAGAGATAATAAAAAATTTATAATCTCATATTTTGGATAAATTATTTATTGAAGCTAAATAAACATGTATTTTTTTTTATTTGAATGTAGAAATTATAAGATTTAATAATTTAAAGGCGAATATATATTAAAATATGAACTGGAGTTTATAAATACTCTACTTAATTTATTTTTTAATTACTAATCCACATTTTTTACAAACATACTCCTCATGCCACTCATCATAGTAAACCTTTTTGCAATCTTTTTTCAGTTTTTCACAAACAGGACACTCTATTTCTGCATGTTTCATGTTTTTAAAAAATGTATTAGCATCCAATAATATCCTCCCACATATAATTATGAAAAAAATTTTTTTCCTCTTCAATAATATAAAGTGGAAAAATAGAAAAAAAAATAAAAAATAAGGGTTATTAATAAGTGATAAAAAAAGACAATATCTAAAAATCAAGAGCATTTATAGAACATATTAAAAAGATATGTATTAAAATTCAAAACCCAACAATGTTCCTTCAATTGAATTGTCATTCAATTCTAAAACAACATGATCTTCAATATTGAAATTTAAATTGTCTGGAATAGAATCAGAGTTCAACATACATATGTATTGCATATCAAATTTTGTTGTTTTTTCATAAATTAAATTTAAAGCACTAGCATATTGTCTAGAATCAACACCATCAAAAATATTGCTATCATGAATTAAGAAATCTATGTAATTATAACCAACAAAATTTTCTAACAACATTAAATCATAACATAAGACAATCATTTTAGTTTTTCCAGTACTATTTATTCTAGGAATATCCACATTGTATTCAAATCCTTTTTCAGAACATTCAATAATTAAATCTCCTGGAACATCATATAAATAAGATGAATTATCACTAAAAATATCGATTAAAGAATTTAAATGATTTATATTTTCATCATAATTGATTTGAAATCTAGATTCTAACTCTAATAATTTTACTTTTAATTTATTTTTTTTATTAGTAATTTCATCAAATTGCTTGATAATATTTACAATTAACTCATATTCACTTTTTTGTTCAGTATAATATTTTTGCATATTATTATATTCGTTTAAAGCTCCAAAATTATTTAAAATATCCATATATCCAGCTTTTTTATCAGATTTAATTTCAATTTCCTGATTAATTAATGATAAATCATTTTTTATTGATTGGATTTCAGTTTTTAAAAAATTAGTTCTATTAAAGATTATATTTTTATGAAATTCTTTAGATTCTCTTAATGTTTTTTTAACATTTTCCGGAAAATAAAAATTTATTTCATTATATATCTCTTCTACATTAATATCATCAATATTTTCTTCTTTAATAGACTCTTCATATATGTCAATTTTTTTATTTAAAAAAATAGTTTTTTCAACCAACTCTTGAATTTCTTTGCTTAATATATCTGCAGATTTTTCAATTTGTCTATAAGACTCATGAACTTTGTAATTATCTAAATCCTCTTTAATTTTAGTTAGGTCTTTCTTTAATCTATTCATTTCTGGAACTAGCTGCCCTTTTGATCCATGAATACTCTTTAAGTTAGAAAAATTTTCATTTAATCTTTTTATTTCATCTCCATATTCCTTATATTTAGACATTAATTTCCAATCAAGACCCACACAAAAACTTGTACAATCAATTACATCAATGTTTTTATGTGTAGAACTTGTTTTGAAAGGAGATTTCTTGATATCTTCATCTCTGCGTATAAAATAACTAATCACTTTCCTAAATGTAGGTTTAAATCTAAATTCCTTTTCATTTTTCAAACCTAATAATGAAGTTCCTAAAACCTCTTTCCATTCATTCAGAGTATAAAAATAAATTTCTTTTTCTTCAGAGTAAGTAGGTTTTAAAGGAAACTTACTAAAATTTCCTTCAACAATAATAATTGATTTTTCATTAAATGACCTCTTAGCATAAATTTTCTCATTAGATATATCTATGCTAATTGTAAATTCCCAATCATTAAATGTGTCTTCAGGCAAATATTTTTTATTTGGAGTTCCGCCTAAGCAAAAATGAATTATATGTACTAATGTAGTTTTTCCAAGTCCATTTCTAGAATTTTCAGTATTATCATCACCCTCTGCCAATATTATATTAATACCTTTATTAAACTGTATCTTTTTAAAACTACTTTTATTAGCATATAATTCATGAATCATTATTAATTCTCCTAATTTTATCATTTTTGAGTTCGATTAAATTAAGAACATATAACATGTCGAGAGTAATAATAAACCTCTCATAATTGTTCACAGATTTATTATCATTTACTTGATTCCATAATTCTGAAACAGAAGAGGGAACATCTAATTTATCCAGCAATAATGCTCCAACATATAATAATGAATCTTTTTCTTCTAGGAATTTGTTTGGCAAAATCATTTTTCAAAAACCTCACATAATTCAAACATATAACATAATACCGATAATGCCGCTGCTTCTTCTATAAATGAATTTGCATCTTTTTTTATATAATTCCATAATTCCAAAAATATTTCATCATTATCCTCATATTTTTCTTTAAGTTCTAAATACTTAACTTTAAAAAATGATTTTAATCTATTGATAAAATTTTTATCTAACTTATCCATCTCGGTTACAAATGATTTAACTTCATATGTTTTCATAAGCCCTATATCTAAAAACCTTTTAACCTGATTACTAAAATCATTTTTATCAATTTTATCTGAAACATCAATATGCTCAAATTCTTCAAATGAAAATGAAGATTCATAATCTCCAGAAGAAATGTTTTTAATTATTAGGTCTAATTCTTTTGAAGAAATTTCAAGATTTGATACTTCCAACTGTTCATCCACCCATTTTTCATGATTACTTTTTATTTCATGTAACCCGGATGGAGAATAAGAATTTGGTTGTTTATCAATTTTTTTGTGACATGAGGGGCATAATAATATTAAATTTTCATAGTCATCTAATTTGTCTTCTGGAAAGTTGCCATCACCTCTTGGTCCATATTCACTTGAGCCAATAATATGTGCTATTTCACCTATTTGAGCAACCCCATCATTTTCAGTTGCATTTAGACTATTTTTGTTTTGCACATCGAACAACGCCCACCAGCAGATCCAAATAGTAATTTAATAGTTAATGGACTGTAATTTCGATTTGATGACATATTAATTATATATGATTTAATATAATTTAAAGTTACTGAATTTAGAAGATTATGTGATACAATTACATATTTTCAATTGTAATTAATGGCTTTTAGTTCATTCATCATTTCATAAACAATTACAATATTTAATCATTTGCAAGTTCAAAATAATTATTTTATAATATACTTAACAAACATCTATTAAAATTATCCATAAATAATTCAACTCTCACTCTTTTAATTTATCTATATTTTTATTTTATTAATATTTTTATTCATAAAGTCACACCTATACGTTTAGCTTCTCTACGAATACTAACCAACTCTTTATTAAAATTACTGTTCCGATGTTTAGATAAATAACTAGTACCTAATTTATTATTCTCATTACTAATTAACTCCCCATCATTAATTAATTTCCTACGTTTTTGTTGATACTTTGCTTTCTGCTCACGTACCGCCCAGGTCCTGCAAGCTTCCCTGCAATACCCTGTTTTATTCTCAAACTTAATAAATACTCTGCCACAGTATTTGCATTTGCTGATGTAGAATCTTGTTTGTGGATCATTTAATGTTTTCTTCAATAACATCCTATCATCTTTCTAAATTTTTGGATAGTAGGTTTTTCTTCACTTCAAAAACAAACATGTGAAAAGGTAAAAGTTTACCCTGATATTTCACATATTCATTAATTACTTGTGATTTTTTTAATGCTTCATGTATGGTTTCTTGTTTTAATTCTTCATTTATGCATTCAAAATTGGAGACTGTTCTACTTAAACTAATATATACTCTTTCATATAGATTAAAGTTATTGTTTTTCCACATTCTCCACCACAACAAGAAACTGAATTTTCAGAAGTGTTGAATTTACCATCTTCAATCATTTCAATCAACTCATTAAGAATACGAGTAACATGCATCAAAGTATGAAGATTAATACTATGAATTATAACATCATCATACTCCATGTCTCTCAAACTACCTGTGCATTCTTTATAAGTAGTAAAAGATTGTTCTTCAAATTCCCTGCTTCTTGTTTTAATAAAATATAGTAATAATTTCTCATCAATCATGCATATTTATCCTCCATGTATTTTTTAACTTCTTTCATAAAAACTCCTGATTACAATATAACCTATCTTAATCATCAAAAAAATCAGTAAGACATAACACTAAACAACAACTAATAATTACACTTACACTAAAAACTACCCAACCATCCATCATACTATATTCTCCCCCCATTATCTCCAACTTGTTATTAACTCATACTCCTCAGGAGTTAACTTCTGTTTTAACCTTTCATCAAAACTTCTTACATCACCAGGATTATTCTCATCCCAACAAGACTCAATCTTGGCAGTTAATTCATTAATTTCTTCATTATTCATTTTCAATATCCTCCTATTTAATTTTGAAAGGTTGTAATGGTAGTGTTGGTCTTTCAAATATAATCTGAAACAAAACAGTATCCCCACATATATCTGGATAAATACTTTTTAACTCATGTTTCAACAAATCAACATGCCTATAACCTTCAAACCAAGCATGATTATGTTTCAAATCTTTAAATCTAACCTGTTCAACTCTCCGTACTACCCGAAGCAGACAAAAACCCGTCCCCTCAAACCAACATTCTACAAGGTCACCTTTTTTCAATCCTTTATCAGATTTTCTTATTGTAGCCATTTTTTTTCCTACTTCTTAAAGGTTCAAAGAAATACGGTTTAAACTTCAATGTTTTCATTTTTATCAACTTCCTTTTTTACATATCTTTGCTTCTTTTTTATCATCATCCAACACTATATTATGTTCTTTTAGGTATGATTTTCCAAATAATTCTTCAGCATGTTTACATAACAGATAAGAATCAATTACTCCTTCACAGATATTATTCCTTCTTTTTCTAATTTTTCAAGTATATCATTACAACTCATTTTTGGATCTCCTTTTTATTCCGGACTGGTTGTCTTTGACTTGGTTCCGCTACACCATACTTACTTAACAGATAATCCTGCTTATACATCCTCACTGTTTCAATTGCCGTGTCTATAAGTAAACTCCATTTAAAACTCTCATGCTTATCTCTTAATACCTCATGCCATACATCCTTCATGATTCCACCTTTTCTAAAACAGTAAACCTACCATTACTACGACGCCTAACATGATCCTCACACCTGATACGATTTATAAATTTCTCTCTCCTATAACTAGTCAAACCATACTGCTCCTGCAACCTACAAACACCAACACTTAAATTCTCAAGATAATCTTTCCTGAATTTCTGATACTTTTCCTCATCCTTACTAACATCATAATCAGTTTCAACAATATTAAAAACTACTTTACCCATTATATCCTCACCAACACACAATATCTAATTTTTCAAAAACATTATAACCCAAATCAGTTAAACGTACCTCTTTTCTTCTTTTACTATCTGGATCAACATACTCCACTAAACCTTTATCAATCAAATCATACACTGCATGATAAGTTGAACTTGTACAATACTTCCCTTTCTTTTCTCCTACTTTACATATTTGAGAAATTTCTTTTTGTGCCAATTCCATGAATACTTTTTTTCGTAATCTTCCCAGTTTCACAAACTGAGCCAAAATTACCAAATCATCAGCCATACACACATCACATTTTTTATAACATTGTGATATTTATTCATTATTTATTAAATTTTTATTAAAATAATAATAATAATAATAATAATAATAATAATAATAATAATAATAATAATAATAATAATAATAATAAT